TATAAATCCGAAACGGAGTCCATACCTGAAACTGAAGTATTTGCATTAAAAGTAAGATCAACTGCACCAGTATCTTTCCTAACTCTGGCGATAAACTTCCTGGCAACACTTCTTATCGATGTAAAATTACCAACCACATAAAGATGGCTAGTAGTTTTACACAGACCCATAGAAAATACTCCGTATCCAGTGGGCGGATTGCAATTCCATGTCGAAACCAATAAATCCGAAGCATTTATTTTTGCTATTTTATTTCTGGGAGTTGTTCCTATTTTTGTGAAGGAGCCTAACAAGAAAACACCAGAATTATCAGTATCAGTAATGATTTTATAAACTAATCCATTTATATATTGTGTTCCGACTTGCACGACAGACGAATCAGATTTTTTAATTTTATCCAATCCATTAGATGGTATAAAAAATATCTCCTGATTAGTAGCAATATCAAATCCAGACGAACATGAATATGTTACGCCATATACATTTGTGATACCAAAACCGCCATCAAGAACATTGCCATTAGACAGCTTTGCCATATTATAACGAGTGTTACCTTGCACAGAAAGGAAATCACCAAATATAAAATTATTATCTGCCGAATCTGTTATTACGCTATACACTGCCCCACTGATATTCAATTCAGGGAATCTAGCAGTAGTAAATCTAAGAGCAATAGGAACGATTAATGACATATTAAATGTTAAAGAAATTCATATTAGAGAGGAACTGTTCTCCATCATAGTAGAATGAGATAACATTCTTTGCAGAAAGTGTGGTATAAAATGCGGAATTGTTGTCCACGAAAGTCCACAAAGACCCAAATGCAGATAATTCAGAACCCGCACTGGCCACTTTTATGATAAGGTTCCCGCTCTGTCCTGCAAAAATTTCTGTTGGATTGTTTAATTTGGCTTTACCCTCTAAATGTATTATGGCATTACTACCAACTTCATCAAAATTCCAATTAATCTCTGCGGCAGAGTTTATAGTAAGAACACCCTGTAATATAAAATCATTGACCACATTTGCCGATACGTAATCTACTGATGAACTCACAAAATTTATATGATTTAACAATGCGCCACTAGTAGAAATCATCGTAGAACTTAAATAATCAATCCTAGTGTTCAATGTTGCACTAGTGGAAACCATTGTAGAACTCAGATAATTGATCCTAGTGTTCAATGTTGCACTAGTGGAAACCATTGTAGAACTCAGATAGTTTACACTATTAACAGTATACGAAGATAGATTATATAAATTGGTATCTAGAGATGAAAAACTTATATTAAAAGTTGATAGTGTATTTCCTATACATGTTGTTCTAGAAGTCAAGTCAGGAATATAATAAGGCATAATGATATTTATATACAAAATAAAAAAACCCACATATAATATTATATGTGGGTTTTTTGTTTAATTTATCTTTTTATTAGAAGTAGTTCTTCTCTTTCTTCCCTGTAGAGGTTTTGATTCCAGTCTTGGCCTTGCCGAAGTCGGCATCACCATTTCCCTTTACGTGTGTAGTTTTTGGAAGTGCGCGAGCTTTTCCATCATAATTTCCTTGTGCTCCGTGTTCAGAACCTTCGGAACCTTCCACATCGTCTGGATCATATCCAGTATCTTGGTCAAATTTCATATCACCATTATCTTTGACATGAGTGGTTTTTGCCTGTTTACGTGCTTTTCCGTCGTAATTTCCTTGGATACCTTTTGGATTTCCTTCACCGCCATCAAAAGCATAGGCTTCTGTAGGAATCTCGTCACCTTCATCCAAGTCGCTTTCGAATCCAAACTCATCACCTTCATCACCAAACTCATCACCTTCATCTTCTGTTCCACCAGCAAGAAGATCCACGATCTCCCCGAGGGTCATATTACGAAGCTCATCAAGAGTAATAGATTCACCTGTTCCGCCGATTTCGTCTTCAAATTCACCACCATCTGCATCGAAAACATTATCGTCTTCTTCACCAAATTCTCCACCCATTTCTTCCATTTCACGAAGAAGTTTACCAAAAACATTATCAAAGCTGTATGAACTATTAACTTGTTCAATCGCTCCAATCATCTTTTTATCTCCACCTTTGCGGCTTTTTTTTCCTTTAAACTTTTTCTTAAATTTGGGTGCAGCCTCTTCGATAACATTTGAAGATTCTGTAACTACATTACCTTGTGGACGGTACATGTTTTCATAAATTGAGGTTAGATCATTATTTTGTTCCATATCTTTTATTTATTTAACTTTTAACATTTTTGCTATTTTATAAGTAGTTTTATATGTCAAAGAAGAACAGTGACAAATTTCTCAATAATAATGAAGCACTTCCCATATCAATTACAATAGATTATACCCCAGAACAATTAATGGAACTTAAACGTTGTTCCGAAGATATTCTATATTTTGCAGAAAAATATTTTTATATTATCAATTTGGATGAGGGTCGTCAGACTATTAAATTATATCCCGCTCAAAGAAATGCAATAACATCTGTATTAGATAATAAGATGACTATTATATGTGCATCAAGACAGGTCGGAAAAAGTACACTCATGACTATTATATGTCTGTGGTATGCATTGTTTACTAGCGACTATACGATTGCTATTTTAGCAAATAAAGAAGAACAGGCAAAGGAAATTCTTGAACGTATTAAGTTGGGTTATGAAGAACTTCCTAATTGGCTTAAAGCATGTGTTCCTACATTTACTAACGAAAATATTAAGTTTGACAACGGTTCCAAGATATTCATATCAACCACATCCGAATCTGGTATTCGTGGTAAATCCGTAAACCTTTTATTTGTGGACGAATTTGCCCACTTACAATCACAGATTATAGAGCCATTCGTAAAATCCATAATGCCTACAATCTCATCTTCAAAAAGTGCAAAAATTGTCTTAGTTAGTACGCCCAAAGGCGCACAAGGAAAATTTTATGAATTCTGGGATGGTGCAGTAAAAGGTTCGAACGGTTGGTATCCTGTTAAAATTCATTATTCAGATGTTCCTGGAAGAGATGCAGATTGGGTAAAGCGAACTCTCGCATCTATTAACTTTGATAAAGATACCTGGAATCAAGAGTTTGAAATTCAATTCTTAGAAACTGGAACGGCTGCCATCAATCAACAGGTTATTGAAAAATTGAAGGGTATGTGCTGCCCTGCCGAATTTTCGTTTGATAATGGCGATTATTATATTTGGCAAGAACCAAGACCCGGAAGAATATATACTATCGGTGTCGATATTGCAGAAGGTGTAGGACAAGACTTCACAGTTATGCATGTACTAGATATTACCGATCCCCTTGATATTCAACATTGTGCAACTTATGCATCCAATAAAATTGCACCGTGGGTTTTTGCAGAAAAATTGAATCAAATTGCTCGTTCTTGGGGAAGACCTTTCCTGTGTATTGAACGAAATAAAGAAGGTGCAACTGTAATTGATGCATTACTAAATGTTCATAATTATGATAATATCGTAAATTATACAATGCAAAATGATAAACGCGGTGTTTATCAAAATCCTGGTATTTTCTGCCACCAAAACTCTAAATATGCAGGTATTCAGAATCTCAAATATTATGTTGAGCATAAACAATCGGTATCTATATATGATCTTCAATCTGTCACAGAATTCGAGTCATTTATTCGTAAAGAAAATAAGACTTGGGGTGCTAAAAAGGGATACCATGATGACCGTGTTATGGCGATGGTATGGGCACTAGTTATCCTTAAAAAAGATATTGCAGAGCGTTATTTAGATATTGAAGAATATGACGATTCAGGCGCACCTATAAAAATAAGCGATCCTAATCAATATTTGGTCGATAATTATTTTAAAAACGGATTAGATCGATCCAAACCTATACGTGATATTGGAGGAGGAAGAATTTATAATGCAGTATTCAATTTCGGAACAGAAACGCCTATTGATATCAGAGAAAAATATGCACAGAATGTCACAGGGGGCGGGTGGGATTTCTTATAAATAATACAAATGGCGAATAATACACCGACTCCTCCAGATATATCATGTCCTGTTCCTGCGATTATATCTACAGGCCACTACACAGATACCCAATCCACTACTAATGTATCTAGGAAAGATAAATTTAGGCTCATCATGGATATACCAAATATCCTAAAACCTTTACTTCGAAAGGAATCCAGATTTTGTCATGGGGGAAATTTAGAAAGATTGCAGCTTAATATATGGGGGTTTGTTGTTCCTGAATTACAGATAAATAAAATAGAAGTTCCTTATTCTGGACAGACTATGAAGTTTTCTGGTTTATCTAGACCGTCAGCACCACCATTAAATATAAATTTTACAGTAGATAATAGGTTCGATAACTATTATATTTTATATAAATGGTTGGATATTCAGAATGATGATGAGAATTCACAATTTGATTACAAACAACTAGGAAGAGATTCAACAGGACGATTAACAGAGTATTCATCGACGTTTACCGTTTTAGCATTAGACGAATATGAAAATGCAGTAGCGAAGTGGGATTATATAAATGCTTTTCCTACAGTACTAGGCGGTATAAATGCCAGTTATAGAGATAGTGCAGAGTTAGAATCTAATTTCACATTTGAGTTTAACTATATAAAAATGTCCCTTCTATAATTAATTAAGTTTTCACTTGAAAATTATAAGTATTACCTATATGGCAAATACAAAACTTAATTCTATTTTAGAATCGCCTGGAGTTTCGATCCAAGAAAGAGATATATCCCCAACAACTACAAATGCAGTTGGAACAAATATATTTATTGTAGGATTCACTTCCCAAGGACCAACGGACGAACCGATGAGATTCTCCACACTCAACGAATTCGAAGAGGTATGTGGTTTACCCTCCACACCAGCAGAAAAATATTCACATAATGCGGTAAAACAGATATTGACTACCACCAATGCGAGTGTGACATTCACTAGAATGCCTTATGGTTCTGGTGGTGGACTTGGCTATTCGGATTTGGTTAATACCTTAGTATTCCCTGTTATTGGACTTAGTGCAGTAGAAAAGAATGTATGCGACTACTACAGAAGCGTTGATGAAGAAACCTGCCGAGTAAATTTCCCTTGGCTCTATACTGACCATTTCGTATCCAGTTCCATTTGCTATGGATCATCAAATATGGAATGTCCTTTAAATTCTTCCGATGAAGACCCTGGATACCTTTATATTCATGATCACCCATTTGAGTATAATTCCATATTAACCGGATTTAAATTTGTTGTTGATGCGGATAGTACTCAAGAACAACTTCGAGTTTTCCAACTTCGTCCAACTGTTAGTGGAACCACAACCACATATAGCGTTGTAACTTCTTTAAATCTTTCCTCTATCTATGCAAGTGTTGACGAAGACTCAACAAATCTCTCAAATGATTCTAAACGTCTTATAGTTAATATTTCATCATCCCCATATGCTCAAGCATACTCTATAACCAGTGGACTATTATCAGGTAGCACTGTAAGTGGTATTCAAGTTTCTGCGGGAGATGTGTTTGGAACATATTCTATTGCAAGCAATCCAGTTCTTAAATATTTCAATGCAAGCACTGATGTTGCAGGAAGTTATAAAACAAATCTTACCACATTGTCCACAATTAGTGCAGGCGCAACATTCGCAGTAACTACTACTGCTATTGATGCATCTACACAGGATTTCTTAATCGAATTCTGCGGTGTTCCAGTAGAAGCAGGACTATCCTGTGCAACTATTACTGCATTAGGTCTCACTATTCCTGAGAAGGATCGTTACGATTTCTATCCTGTAAGTGGTGATGCACAACTAAATGATGCAAACTTCTATGTTCTCGGTGAACCTATCTCTAAAACACTTAATGCAAGTGAGTATCAACTTATTGAAAATGAACAGTTCAACTGGAAATGTGGAGCATATGCTAATGCAGAAGCTCATTTAGACGTTGTTAATAATGATATTCGGGCAGGTATTATAGTTGTCAATAAATTAAAAACTGCTCAACTAGAAGACTTTACCGGATTTTATCTTGCACTTAATGATAACCTCAACGTAAATCCTGCAACTGATTTTGATGATCTAACAGGTGTTTCTGGATATTATAACGAAGTATGTCCAGGTGTTTCTGGCGAATGGGTAACTGTGCCAGAAGATCGTTGGAATTTCAAAATTTCTGAAACATTCAATGGAACAGCGGGATCTATCACTGAAATTGTTCATCAAAATGCTGGTGTAGAATTTGGTAAATCTGAATATAACGATTCCCTTATCCTTTCCCTATTCAAACTTCGTCCTACACGTCTTACAGAGACAATTAACAAACTTGATCAAATTCGTGTTGAACAGTTTGTAGGTTCTCTAAATAGTGATCGTAAAGAAAATGATAGTTTTGGTGGTCCTGCACGCTCTTATTTCCTAGAAAACACCGTCAACAATTCTAGTAATTATCTTAAAGTTATGGTTAACCCATATCTTTCTAAAAATAATTGCTGGACAGATAGCTCTGGTAAACCACAAAAAACTGTTCGTATGTTCCGTGAAAAGACTGGCAATGTATTTGATAACTTCGATGCAGAGGCAACTCTTCGTGCATATGGAGATAAACTATACGGTGCAGGAACTTATACAGGATATTGCCGTGATGCACTATATGATCTTTGCTACAAAAAGGATATAGGAAATCTTCCTGCTAAACTTGAAAGAGCACTCAGAAATGTCGAAAACCCAATTGAATTCCCTATTGATATAACTATTGATAATGGTCTATCTACTATATGGGCAACTCGTCAGGCTGTTACTACCGATTCTTGTGTTACAAGTCCTACCATCTGTTACAACTTTGATGATACATATTATGTAAATACTGATTCTCTAAGTCCTTATGACGGAACAGTTATGAATAGTTCTCTGCAAGATGCATGGGAAGTCATATACAACATCTTTGACAGCTTTGCGAGATATACTCGTAAATCCGCTGGTGGTGTGCCACATGTTCATATCCAAGATCCTCTTCGTCAAATATTTGTAAACGGTAAGGATTATAAGATTGTTCAGCGTCAAAAAGGTTTAACACTTGACCCATCAACAGGTCAACCTACTGAAAAGTATGCAACCTTTGGACGTAACATTTATTCATACCTTAGAAATCTATACCAGGGTATTAATTCTTCTTATAGCATCTCTTATGCAAACTGGATTAAATCATATGATTCTAATACTGATAGTTTCAATTGGTTTGGACCTTCTGCATTCGCTGCGGCACTTTATGCAAGAAATGACCGTGACCAATATCCTTGGGCTTCCCCGCTCGGATTATCTAATGGTATATTCGCAAATGTGAATGATCTTGCAATCAATCCTAATCAGAGAGAACGTGATCTTCTTTCCCGTATCGGAATTAATCCGATTGTGAGAGAACCTTCAGGAACTTTTGCATATAATTCCACAACTCTCATGAAAGAGAGTTCTGCATTGAAAGAAATTTCAATACGTCGTGGTGCATTATGGCTTGCAAAGAGTATCCAAGGAAATCTTTCACAGTTCATCGGTCTTCCTAATAATGTTGTGACTAGAACACGAATTGTTAATACACTTCGTCCTATCCTTCAATACATGAAAGATAATGGTGGATTATATGATTATATCCTAGTATGCGATGACAGAAATAACACCCTTGAATCTGTTGATCAAGGTGTATTAAATGTTGCAGTATATATCAAGCCGACCCGTCCAGTCAAGTACATCTTGGTAGATTTGGTTATAACAGGAAGTTCTGTAGATTTCAACGAGCTTATCTAATTAAAGTTCTAAACAAAAAACCCGCTAATTTCTTAGCGGGTTTTTTTATTGTCTACTTTTATAAGTATCTATATGAATTTCAAAGAATTGACCGAACATATAGTAGTCAAAGAGGCTTTGTTAAAGCGACGAGACTCTTTACATGATTATACTGCGTACTTAAAAGAAAGTGGATGGGAGTATATCGGATCGGGAGCTTATGGAGTTGTGTTTAGTAAACCTAGTAAAAATTATGTATTAAAGGTGTATAGAGATAAAGGATATGATAGTTTTTTACAATTTCTTGAAAAGGAAGCGAATAATCCCCATTTGGTTAAAATAAAAAGAAAAATAATATCATCTAATAGTGAAGATTTTCTCGGAGTCGTCGCCCTTGAGAAATTAAAACCCATCGAGGAGACTAAATATAGATGGATTTCGCGATTAACTGCGGAATTTGGGCAGACATTATCTACATCGTCTATACACACTTCGTTCGAAAACGCTTTACAATCTTTTAGGGATACATATATAAATGAAAATGAAATCGGACGACAGAATCTTAAAACGAGACTGAATTTGCATCCGCGACTTAATGAATATGCCAGAAAAGAATACGGTATAAAAAGAAGATCGTTAGACCGCCTCGACTTCTTTATTGAAAACTATTTACCTATCGCAAAAACGTTATATAATTTAATGTTATATGTTAGGCGAAATAATCTTGGCATGTATTTTGATATACATTTAGGTAATTTCATGATCAGACCTTCTACAAATGAGATAGTTATAACCGATCCGTTGGTTTAAACATCTACAACAACCCCTTCTTTTATACTCTTCTCTGCTAGTTGCATTTCTCTGACAAATTTTAATGCTTCTTCGCGGCTTGCACCCGGCATAATTATATTAGTCTGATTAAGTGTTGCACCTGCTGGTAGTGCATTTTTCTTATTCTCTAAGTCGCCGATTTGATAATCTACGAGTTTCTCCTTAACTGCGATTTCTTTATATTTAGTTTCTCGGAAATCTTTATTCTTCTCCTTATCAGTCAAGAGCTTCATTTTCATTTTGATGGCTTCTGCCTGTGATTTACTGACAGATGCATATGTTTCTAAATAATCCTTATCGCCTGTAGATTCTACCAAACGTCTATTTTCTTCCAATACTTCACTATTCGCAGCAATAAGTTCATCAACAGCTTCAAGAGTTTCTCGAAGAATATCCTCTTCTACATATTCTTTATCTTTTGAGGGAGTTTTAGGAGGTGTAGTAGGTATATTTGCAACAGATAGTGCATTTAATACATCATCTAAAGATTGGTCTGAATTCATATAAATACTTATGTATGTTAAAAAATCTTTCAATCTTAATGTGTATTACACTAATAGGGTGTTCTTCCCCTAAACCACCTATTACAGATTTTCCGGCTAACCCGCAATTAAAGCAATATACTGTTCCACCAGTTGTAAGAAAAATTGGAAACAACTATGAAGTTACTGGTGAATTAATATTGAATTCTACGTTATTAACAGATTATTACAAGCGTATAGAAACTTGGAAAGTAAATAAGAATATACGATAATGAAAGATCTTGAAGAACTTTATATAGAAAATTACCTTGTTCCGGTTAAAGGTGTAAACAGATTTCCATCTGGAGGAATTAGCATAAAAGAAAGAATTGAAAAGATTCAAGGCTTATTCAGTTCTCTAAAATTGGGGCTACAACAACTCAAACATGATTTTGAGCAAAAAGAAAGAGCCGATAATGGTTTTTCTGAAACTATCGATACTATTGATGGTGCGATAGATACGCCTCATGCAATATTCGACTCAACTTTTTTTAAGAGTCGAGAGAGGTTTTAAGAATTGGTAAAGATTCGGGAAATACTAAATATCTATCATTTATATTTTCTTTAACATAGATATCCACCATAATTTTTGTAGGATCACGAACAGGAGGATTATTTCGTTCATCACATATTACCACGTAGTCATGCGATGTTATTTTTGATAGTGCCTCGCTCAACACATCCACAACCATTTTACGGGTATTTGAATTGTTCGGAAATTCTTTCTCCTCAAACAGTTTTAACGAATTTCTAATAGTAGAGGAGATAGCTGCTTTCATATTTTCTAACATATTAGTAATTTATTATAAGGAATTAAGGAACGCAAGTCCATACGTAAACTTTATTTCCACAATCCCATATTCTATCATAGTTTAGGGATTGCATAATACTCCATTCATCATTATTAACTATATCCACCTCTGGGTATAGTTTTTTAATTCTATCCTTGGTGAAATTGGAACGATGCAGGCGTTTCAGATAATTTTTACGATGCATATAATAATATCTAGGAGATGCATCATGAGTATGGACAAACCCTAAAACGTCATATAAATTACCATCACTTATTCTTTTATCCGCATATGATATTATAGATTTTGGATTGTAATTTTTAATGAAGTGTTGAAACAGTTTAGATGCTGCACCAACAACACATGTATTTAATTTAGAACAGAAACGTATCAATTCCCATTCAACCTCTTTATTATATCTAGGTGCGCCAAAGGTCATAAGAGAAACAAATTCGTCATCATGGTACAATCCTAGCTTTATTTTAGAATGATCCTTACCTTGTATATGATTATTATTAAGGAATGTATTTTTATCTTCTATGGATACCTCTTTTATTACACATTTCCGTGCATATAATCTACTAGCAAGTCCTAGTTTATTCCGTATAATAGACTTACATATATCCTCTTTGTAGAAAATCTCATCCCCGAAAAATTGAAGAAGCTGTATTCCTTTACTAGATGCTCTGGACGTTTTATCTAGATGATATTGTTTATCATGGTTTGTAATTAAATCTGAATGCCAGTAATTACCATTTATCTCTATTCCTAATTTATGTGAAGGAATTAATATATCTATTTCTTTCCCTTCTAAAACAGTCCTATCACTCCTAGTAATTACTAAGCCCAATTCTTCGATGAATTTACCTAATTGAATCTCATCCTTAGAAACTTTACAAATAGGACAGCCGTTTCCGATATTAGAATGGGAATACATCAATTGTTCAAAATCTCCGCCGCATGTATTACATCTAATAATAACTCTATCGTGACTATGTACATTTTCTGGTATTTTAGAATAATCATATTCTCCTTTACCGTGTTTATTTTCACATAACTCTATTGTTTTTTCTAAGGAATTTCTCTTTAATTTGGCATGTAATTCTCTAGAACATTTAGGACATCCTTCTTTAGTTTTCTTATGATTACATGGAGTTTGAGAAAACTCTAAATCATGAATAGGACAATATATAATACCTGGGATTTTATCCGTGACATATACGAATTTATCGTAATTATACTTATTATCGTGTAAGATATTCGCTTGTTTGACGAACTCTTCTTTATTGGAACGGAATCTATTACCTACTAATGTATTTCTACATTTTCTGCATCCCTGTTTATCTAAATGGGCATTTGCTCTCTGTGTAAAATCACCATGCTCGGGACAGGTGATAATGATATAATCCCGGAGTGTTTTATATTCAGTCTTATCGTAATTATATTTATTATCATGAACCGTGTTTGCCTTATCTTTAAAGGATTCAAGGGACATCTTTTTATTTGCCATTACATAATTTACACCACATAAATGGTCATTTCAACCGTTCTGTAAATAAAAAACCCGCTAGTTTCCTAGCGGGTTTTTCTTCCTATCTAAGGATTAACTTAGGTAAGTGTAGTTAAGAGTGCTTGGGTTAGTAGCTGTTTGAGCAGTACCAGCAGTAGTAAGATGACCGTTATTAAGATCGCGAGCGATGATTAAGTGGTAGAAATTACCGGAACCGAAGAGATGATCAATAACACCATATCTTGTCATCATACCCACGTTTGGAGTGAATGTATGAGGAGAAATAGTTCTTTGAACAAGAACAGGGATATAAGGACAGTAAACGATACCTGTATCCCAGAATTCAGAACCTTTATAACCTAGAAGAGCATACTCAACTGGTTCTGCACGGATACCGGCAAGATATTGAGCTTCTGTTCTAGTATCACGATAGATATTGAACTGACCTGCGAGAGTTCCGACGCGAGCTACACCATTTGGGTGAACTTGGATATTTGAAGAAATTTCAAATGCACGGAATTCAGGAAGCAACTGAAGGATTGTACAAACCTTTGGAGTTGCGATGATGAAGTTTGCAGGACCACGACGGTTACGAATCGCAATACGATTTGCTTCCACCACGATTTTTGCATAGAAATCAACACCACGTTCTGCGAACCAACGTCCGTCAGCAAGTTGTGGTTTCCAGATAGAATATCCAGTACCAAATCCACTATTAAGTGAAACTTGGATCATACGGATAACCATTTCACGATCAATTTCCGCTTGAATTTCATAGGACATTGCATTGGTCATTTCTGAGTCAATGTCAATACCGTTCATATTCATAAGGTCTTGTTCGAGTTCCATAGACCAAGATGTTCCAAGACGACGAGTACCAGCTTCAACAGCTTGTTTCTCGATACGAAGGGACATTGTAGGAATATTGCTAGAAGCTTCGAAGTGGCTAAGAAGTTGAGCAACACCAGAGTCTTGTGGAGTGAAGTCGAAGACAGATCCAGAAGTAGAATTTGAAGTAGTGGAACCTGCACCAGAAAGACCAGCAGCAGAAATACCAGTGTGACCAGTGAAAAGTTTCTGATAACCAGCTTCATCATTAGAAGTACCAAGATGACCTGTTGGGAAAGTTTTGCCACCTACTGCACAACCCTTATCATTATAAGGACTACATGCGAGAGGAGATTCGTCATAGAAATAACGAAGAGCAAATGCAAGACCTACAGGACCGCTCATAGGCTGAACACCGACGATTTCATGAGTAATTAACTCAGGGAATGTACGACGAATCATAGGAATGAGTGTCTTTGGAAGACGTGCATCACCAGGAGCATAGAAATCTTGGTTTCCACCAGTTCCAGGACCATATTGAGCACCATGAGCACCATTGTTAGCGGTAGCACCCCATACGGTGTCACTTCCACCAGCAACAAACGGAGTGTTAGCAGCACCACCCAATGAAGGAGCACCATTCAATGGAGCTTCTTGAAGAAGTTGGCGAGGCATAAGACCGTTTTGACGGAGCCAGGTTTCTTGGTTTTCGCACATAAGTGCGGTTGCCAAACGTTTTTGATAGCCTTCGATAGGCTTAGTTTGTGAGTCGGTAAAGTCTAGGATTTTATTCCATTTACCGATGAGGGCACGCCCACGTTCTTTATTGATCATGGAGGGAGCCGAGTCTACGTAGTTTGAAGCTAGTGATTGCATATATTTTTATTTATTGTTTTGTTTTTATTTTCTGTATTTCATACCCTCAACATACATATCCATTGGGTCATTTGAGATATTTGTACGTGATTGGTTATGTTCAGTGTTTTCTTTTATTATTTCATCGGCTACCCTTGTCCGATCAACGTTTAGATTTTTACCTTCATTGATTAATGCCGAACGTTTTTCCTGTTTTTGGGAACGTTTATACAAATCAAGGACATATTGGAAATTTTCTTTGATAAATTCTGGCGACTTTCCTTCTAAGCGACTGCGAACGAATTTCGCAACATTGCTAGGGAGATTGGAAACCTTTTTAGTGAGAATATTTTTACTCTCTTCCATGAGTTGGTATTTTTTAAGTTCGGCGTTCTCTTTTACAAGAGTGTCTACTTGTTTTTTACCATCCACTAAGGCTTCTTTTATATTATTCTTAATAAACTTTTCATCCACACCAAGAATCTTACGAGCCTCTTCGATCTGTTTAAGTGCATATTGATTTCTTGCTGCTTCTGCGATATGTTCACGCGGGAGATTTTTTTCAATATACATGTCGATAAATTCATCAACACTTTCTAGAATAAAGTCACGATGTTGAATCGCGGTTTCTTTTAGAATTTTTTCATGTTGTTCTTTAATCTGGTTAAGTTTATCGATGTGATCCTTGTTGATATGTTCGACGACCTGTTTAATTTTTGCAGTGTGGTCCTTGTCGATATTCTCAAGAACGATTTTACTAGCACGTTCAAATCTTTCCAATTGTAATTTAAGTGCATTTTCTACTTCGAGTGCAGAACGCGCTTCAACTTTTGCATTAACCTTTTCTTCTACAAGAGAAGCAATATTTTTGAGTATATCTTCGGAGAGAATCTCAGAATCTACCTTTTCGAATATAGTTTTTAATTCGTTTATCATAATAGTTATTTATAGAAAATTATTTATTTTCCTTGAAAGATTGCATAACTTGTGTGTATTCGCGTCTAAAGGCATCCTTGACCTTCAAATCTATTATTTCCTTCAAATCTCGTCCAGCCGCCGCTCGGTTTTCGGTAGTTAAATTATATATCATCTTCTGTATTTTAGCCTGTGCTTCACTAGTCATAGTATCTATATTTACATTTTTTAAGATAATATTTGCGTATAGAGGCAATAAATGTTAACGTGTATAGTATGAAACTAATAAAATATGGCAATCCTTCGTGTGGACCTTGTAAAATGTTGGCACCTATTATAAAAACTGTTATTGAAAATATAGATGGATTAGAGTATGAGGATATTAATACTTTTGACGTTTCTCCAGACGTACTGATAAATGATGGAATCCGTTCGGTTCCGACTCTAATTCTATTAAAGGATGATAAAGAAGTTTGGCGGCATGTTGGACTCTTATCAAAGGACGTAATAATCGAAAACATTAAAAAACATAATGTCTAAAATAGCATATAATATACCAAGGAGAATGGCTCTCAATGCCACATATCAAGATCCTGAAAAACATGCATGGATTTCTATCCAAGAACCTGATGATGAACATATAGCCAGTAAATTGGACGCATGTCCCAACTTAAAGTTAAAGTTCTGGGATGTTACCATACCTCTACAGGATTTGCTCGATCCCGAAGAATATTATTATCCTGCATCAGACGAAGATATTCGAGATATTTTTCAGTTTTTGATGCTTCATAAAGATAAACATATTATAAGTAATTGTGCGGCAGGAGTTTCGCGTAGTGGTGCAATTTCTCGATTCTGTCATGAATTCTTAGGACATGAATGGGACCAAGAAAGTCGCAACAGGAGTTATGCACATATTGGACCGAATAAGTATATATTCGAAAAATTAGTAGAAGAGTGGAATAGGTACCACCAACTGAATAATCAGTATGATCCTCCTAAACCAACACCACTTATAGTAAATGATAAACGTAGAAAGTTTGATTAATTTTCTACGTATTTTTTAAGCTTCTTATAATACAAAGGCTCTTCGTCAAGATGAGCCTTTGTTATTTTTGCTATGTCGGCTTTGTTTCCGTGAGTAACATCATTGTGTTCTTTTTCCACGTCCAATCCCGAATTAACTTCAGACTTACCATATTTCTTGGTAAGATTTTTTACAATTTTATCAAATTCCGAAGTCATAATCTTCCTTGATGTAGATTTATTAATTCATCCACATATGACTTTATAAACCTTATTTCATTTAAAAGTTGTTTCTTATATTCCTTCTCGTATGCGCGATTTGCAATAGTTTCTAGAGTATGAATATGGGGAAGCATAGCCTTTACAGTCTTCAATTCTTCGGACTCATGTCCAGAGGAGGTTGCATAAAATGCATTTTGCATATTTTCGTATATAGATTCTAAATCTTTCATATTATAACGATTTTAGGAATGTTGCTAAACTTTCGACAATATGTTTTTTGATATCGTCGCGATGATGGGAAGGATACTTGGATAATTTCTTTTCAAGTTTCTCATATGCTTCTGCAACATATCCGTCATCACCTATAATATAGGACTTGTTTTCGAGAATTCCATTAACAAATTCAGAATTTGCACTAGGCTCATAAACTGCATCCACTGAAACTATAAGAGGTGATTTAACGTAATGTGCATCTGAATTAGAAGACTCTTCTATACGTCCTAAACATTTTGTAGAAAGTCCGAAACGCATATTATGCTTAATCAAACCTTCGAGAATTTTACCAGACGGATTTGAAGTTATAACTTCAGATTTTCCTATATAATAATCAGGGTTATGTTTATCTCTCTCAAGTGATACTATTTTATGTGCAAGTCTTTCTAATTTAATATCGGGGTCGTTGGAGTGGTTCAATTCCCCTCCTGCGCGATGATTGTTGACATATTCTTTTATAAATTTATTAACCGCAGGAGCCATTTCAGATTCCTCGTACACCCTATTATTTTTATTACGACGATTAACCATTATATACTGTCCAGTAAAATATAATTTCTTTTCATTATCGCGTGATTCTTGGACTGTTTCATATTCCAGGTCATAGAATGGCTGTTCAACAATTAATTTTCTTGATAATATCATATATGTTTATATTTATACTTAATTATAGATAATCACCATATATACTATTTTTTGGTTGATCAAATTCAGATTTTGCAAAGGAATCCGCATCACCAGAACCCGTTCCCATTTCTTCAGGATTTACTCCACCTGATAATCTACCAAACTCTGCGGAGTCTCCCGATGTTTGATCTAGGAACTTCTCGGGAGTTACTCCGGGTTCATAGCTATAGTCAAAACGTTTACAGGTCAATTTCCAATAAAAATGACGACCCATAAAATCTGTAGGATTTATTTTATCATCTTTATCAATAACTTCCCAACACATCGCAGTCTGTCCTAATGGTCTATCACAGGACGAATTGTCTATTATAAATAAATCTCCTGCAAGAGGAAAGGTTACTCCCTTCGACGGTCCCCACACTGCTTCAAAGTCTTGTATAGGGATATATATTATGAGTTCAGCATCACTCATTATACCAAACTTAGTTAAAAACGTAGTATAACTTTTAAAATCAACGATGGCTTTTAGTTTTCGTGCATAATGGTAGCCACTAGTTGGATCTTCACCATATAAGAAATTATGTGTATTAAAATTATATTTTACTGGTTGATATGAAATAGTCTGACCGAATTGATTGACATAACTTCTAACTTGTTGGTGATGATTTGTAATCATCGTCGATTCTTGGTTGGCACATGTCGGAACATATGGATTATCTTGAACATTGTTCGGAGATATATTACCCACTGCATTCTCTTTATCATTTACAGGATTAAAAGAGAAATTTCTCTGAGGATTAAAAGGTGTTGAAATATTATATGCCACCTCTTTACTTATAAATAGTAACAATGAACGATTACAACTTCCATAATGAAATACAGAAAGCATTAAAAATGTTTGAATCTGCATTTGATGATGTATCTATTCGCAGATATGAGGATGGGACGGGATTTACAAAAGATTGGATCAAATTAAATTTCTATTATGGTCCCAAGTCGAGATTATTAGCAGATCTTAAAGGCCAAACAGACACTATTAAATTTCCAGTTGCAGCAGTTATTCCAACAGCTATGGGACGTGATCCAGAACGAGTTAAAAATAAATTGGAGGAGGATTTGTATAGAAAACCAGATGGGAGCTATGCTCGTTTAAAAAGAATTCCGTGGAATATAAATGTTGAACTTACTATAATGGCAAAGTATCAAACTGATATTGATCAGATAGTTCAAAACTTTGCTGTTCATAATGATCCTTACATAGTTTTTTCTTGGCAAGAACCACGAACAGGAAAAGAGGTTAGGACCGAAGTACTGTGGGATAATAATGTGTCTATAGATTATCCAATTGACCTAGATCACACTAAACCCTATAGATTTATTGCAAAAGCCAATTTTACTATAAAAACGTGGCTATTCCGTTCGGATTTATCACCAGTAGCAAATATATGCAAAATAAACGCTGACTATATATTCACTGATAAATTCTACTGTAATTATGAAACATTAATAGAGAACACAAGTGCAAACCAGACAGATTCCTATACATTATCTGGTAGACCAGTTCTTAGATATGTTGCTCCGTATTTTATTAAAACAGGTGATACTCCTAATATAAAATTACAAGGATATAATTTGGATTCAGTAGATAGTCTATATGTCAGTGCATCGAATGGAATGTATGACTTGACTGATTATGATCCATTATCATCTGGTTCAATAGCATTTAAAGGATTATTAATTGATCAATTTGAAAAATCACCTAATTCATTGACATTTGTATTACCCGCCCCTTCAGGATTAGGATTTATAGATATTATCGCTGTTAATGAATGTGGATGGGGGAAACTCACAGAGGATGCTAATAGATGTAGTCGAGTTGAGAATCCATATCCTATAACTAACCCAGAGCACTATAATTGGTGTGTATTACAGTTTCCTTATATAAACGGTCTTATTAGCACTAATGATCTAAATACGGATGTATTAGATAAATCTGCTCAAATTATAACACTTGAGGAAGAACCTGTATTAGATAGAGATACTATCTTACAAAAAATACGAGAACTCATGGAATTAGGCTCAATAACAGTTGACGATTTGAATTAGTGTCGTATACTGTACGATATGCTCAAATTTAATAAATGTAAGTTAAATGATAAACTTCTTGATCAATGGATTCATGCCGATGTTAATGTTTTATTAATCGGAGAAAAAGGTGTCGGTAAATCAGCACAAATATTAAATGCATTCGATAGAAATAAATTGAAATATGCATATTTTTCTGGTGCCACACTTGATCCATGGATTCATCTCCTAGGAATACCAAAAGCTAAAGTTCAACAAGATGGAAAAGAAAAAATGGAATTTATTCTACCTGAAAATCTTGATAATGATGTTCAGGCTATTTTCTGTGACGAGTGGAATAGAACTAATAAAGTAGTAAGAAATGCATTATTAGAACTTCAGCAGTTTAAGTCTATTAACGGTCGTAAGTTTCCTAATCTCAAAATAGTTTGGGGGGCTGTTAATCCTCCAAAAGATGATTCTGATGACAGTTCTGCCGATTATGATGTAGATGAATTAGATCCAGCGCAATTAGACCGTTTCCATATAATTGTAGAATTGCCGAATGAGCCTGATCTAACGTTCTTTAAAAAGAGATTCGGTGAGTATTATGGCAAAATACTAGTAGATTGGTGGAAAGAACAATCTGTAGAATCTAAGAAGATTTTGAGTCCTCGTAGGTTAGAGTATATAGGAGATTCTTTTAACAAAGGTCTCGATGTTAAATTTTTACTTCCTGCATCTGCCAATGCGGGGGTTTTGATAAAAAAACTTTCGTCGGATGAAAGTGAAGAGTTAATTCGAAAATTATTAGAGTCGCCAAACGACGAAGAAATGATAGAATTTGTTAAGAACGATGATAAATTCTTAAAGTATAGAGGAAAATTAAAAGAATCTAAATATTGGAAATACTGGGAACATGCCAATCCCGAATTTGTGGTAAACGAAATAAAAACAAACGAGAATTTTGCTAATTTTGCCATGTATAAAATCTGTAAAAATTCTAATTTTTATAAAGAGCAATTAGTAGAAATATCTAAGTCTGACCCCTCCAACGAACTCCTAAGAATAATAAAAGTGTTAAAAGCGCAAAAGTATACTCCACCTGATGAATGTAATATTTCGCAATTGGTAGGGGATGGCATTAAATTCCCTGTAATACCTATATTACAGGCATCACAGCCAGACACCTTTTCTACTGATTATCGGTTTGCTCCGTTTGTTCCGATAACATCAACAAAATTTTCACCAGAATCTCTAGGATCTGGGAGCAATATCAATACGGCTGTTAGGAATATTTTACTAGATTTATTGCAAACTAACATTTACAGTGTTCCAATCAACAGAAGTAGTAGTTTTATTCTAGGATGCCTATCATCCATGCAAGCAGGAACTATACAAAAAAATAAAGCATTTATACCATTATTAGGTACTATGTGCATTTTGGTGAAAAAACACTTTGATGAGAATACACTCAAAAGGATAGCAGATATCATATTAAACAATAGAAGCAAAATATCGTCTAACCGAATAGAAGATTTTACTGAATATCTCTTAGGAAAACCCACAAATCTTTTTATGGGAGTTCCTGAAGAATTCCTACAAAAAATAAAAGATATCAAATCTATGATGAAAGCGTTTTCCGAAAGTAAGTTATGAACATAGAAGATAAGCTAGAAATCGCCCAAAAACTCCAAAAACACCACTATCTATTTAGGAGTTTTTGGGATATCGGCAATCCTATAGTTGGAAAATTTGAAGATTTAGACACGGCGGCAATTACCTTTAATGAGCAGGGAGATTCTCTGAATTTACTAATAAATGAAGAATTTTGGCAATCTTTAAATGCTGATACTAGACTTTTCCTCATATGCCATGAGATGTTGCACGTTGTTCTACGGCATGGGTTTAGGTTTAAACATTATTTCAAAACCGAAGATTTTTCAACTATGAATATTGCAGCGGATGTCGTTATAAACGAAATGCTTATTTCGGGATTTGGGTTTAATAGGTATGCACTAGATACTAAATTAGCTAATGAGGGATGCTGGATGAATACAGTTTTTAAAAACGATAATAACATTCGTAGAGATGAAAGTACGGAATATTATTTCAATAAACTTAAGACCAATACTCCTTTACAGAATTTATATTCTATAGACAAGCATTTAATACTAACTGATGAGCAACAAACAAATATTCAAAAACAGTTAGAAGATTCAGGTGTGTTAGACAATATTGATAATTCCTTTATAGATAATATTCCAAAATCTTGCAAATCTGATGTTATAGCGGGTTACGGCTTAGGAAAGAATATTTCTATCAAGGCTCCTTTTAGAAGAAAGGCCAAGTGGGAAACCATTATTAAAAAATGGGAATCTTTTTATAAGAAGGAAGATATTCATCATTTTGAACGATGGGATCGAATAAATCCGAGATATTCCCATATATTATCCGATAATACACACCTTCCCTCTGAACATAGGGTATTAGATGAACATCTGGTTAAAGATAAAATCGATGTGTACTTTTTTCTGGATACATCAGGTTCTTGTATAAATCTAGCTGATAGATTTTTTAAAGCCGCTAGAAGTCTAAATCCTAAAAAATTCAACATAAGATTGTTTTGTTTTGATACTGTTGTGAAAGAAACGAATATTATTTCTAATAATATATACGGTGGTGGAGGTACAAATTTCGGTATAATAGAAAATAAAATTCAAAGTATAATGAAAACCGAGAACAAGAAATATCCCCATGCGGTATGGATTATTTCGGACGGATATGGTACTACTGTAGTTCCTGAAAAACCGGAAAAATGGTACTGGTTCTTATCCAGTGACTACCGAAACTACATTCCTAAAAAATCTAAGGTTTATAAATTATCAGATTTTGAATAATTAGAACATTAAGCGATCATTCAAATCCTTGATATCCTTTTCGTCGTTAATAGGTTTTTCTATTATATGAGAAACCTCTTTTTTAACTTCTTCAACGTGTTTTATTTCTTTTTTTCGTTTAGATGTTTGAATCAGATTCTGTATAAATCCCCCAAATGTTTGGACGATTTTAAAAAGATCGAATATCATAGTAAGGTATTTCATAATAGTATTTATAATCCAGATTATAAATAACTATGTGTCCTCTAATTGCCAAAAACTAACAGTTCGAACTGTAAACCATACCCACACAACATCTGACATTACCGATTTTGTAAGTGGTGTAAGTTCTATTGCACTTGATGTGTTAGACGATTATAATACAGGTGTCGCAATAAGTGGAGAACCTTTGTTCGTATCATGGTCCAATTCATATAGTGCCAACTTGGTTAGTTCTTATAATACAGTCAACAGCAATAGTGCAAATTGGAACTATCAGGGAACAGATATTAAAACATTGACCTCTGATTGGGAACAAGTAGAAACCGTTGTTAAAGCAAATTCGGGAATATGGTCTACCGGAGGATCTGAAACAGATCCTATTTTTACTACATGGTTAGGAAACAGTGGTTCAAATTTAAATTCTTTATTTAATGTAGTCAAAAGTAATTCTTCTGTTCAGTGGAACTACCAAGGTACAGACCTAAAAACACTTTCCAGTAACTGGCAGTCAACCTATAATATAGTTCAGACTAATAGTTCCAATTGGGAGAACGATCTGGATAATGCTGAAGTTAATACCTTTGTTAATTCAAACTCTTCTGACATAGTATTGATTAATACTACTGTTAAAAATAATTCTGCATTATGGATTTTAAGTGGTTCTTCAATTTCTGAAACTGATCCCATTTTTACTACATGGGCACAGAGCTATAGCTCTGTGATTATTAACACTAGTAATCTGACAATATCTAACAGTTCTAATTGGAATGCGGTATACACCACAGTTCAGACTAATAGTTCCAATTGGGAGAACGATCTGGATAATGCTGAAGTTAATACTTTTGTTAATTCAAACTCTTCAGATATTACCTTAATAAACAACACAGTCAAGAATAACTCTGCACTATGGATTTTAAGTGGAAATACTATATCCTCAACGGAAACAGATCCTGTTTTCACTACATGGGCACAAACATATTCTAGTAACTATGAAGTGTCGTATAATAATTTAATATCAAACAGTGCAGCATATCTTTTCGTTCCAGATTTGAGTCTTTCTAGTAACTGGCAGTCAACCTATACCACAGTCCAAACTAATAGTTCTAATTGGGAAAATGATTCGGATAATACTGAAGTCAACACATTCGTCAACTCTAATTCTTCAGATATTGTATTGATAAACAATACGGTAAAGAATAATTCCGCACTATGGATTTTAAGCGGTTCTTCGACTTCTGAAATAGATCCTGTTTTTACTGCATGGTTAAATTCTAGTGCATCAAATATACAAACACTATACAGTACTGTTAATTCCAACTCATCAATAACTTGGAACTATCAAGGTACAGACTTAAAAACACTTTCTAGCGACTGGCAATCGTCTTTCATCACAGTTCAAACTAATAGTTCCAATTGGGGAAATGGCGGGACTGATAATACTGAAGTTAATACTTTTGTCAATTCGAACTCTTCTGACATAGTATTGATTAATACTACTGTTAAAAATAATTCTGCACTATGGATTTTAAGTGGTGGAGTGGGTACCGAGTCAGATCCTATTTTTACCACATGGCTAGAATCTAGTGCATTGAATATACAAACTTTATATAGTGCTGTTACTCTGAATTCTGCAACAAATTGGAACTATCAGGGCACCGATTTAAAAACATTATCTAGTGAATGGGATAGTACCAAAACCACTGTTATGAATAATAGCACATTTTGGGGAATTGGTGATAATACTGAAGTTGACACTTTCGTAAACACAAATTCTGCCGGATTGATATCCACAGATAATGTTGTGAAGAGTAATTCTTCTTTATGGATTCTATCAGGAATATCAATAGAATCTGATCCTATTTTTACTACATGGGCACAAAGTTACAGTGGTGTATACACCACTGTAAATGCAAATAGTAGTTTATGGTCTGTGAGAGGTACTGATGAGGTGTGGATAGATGCGGGCGCAATGGCACCCCAAATAGGTTCCCCCGCACAAGCATCTACGATATGTCTATCGTCTAATTATATAACCTTTGATTGTTATGATTTTGATGCAGGTTCTGTTGAATATGTTCATTTTAAAATATCTCCTCCTCTTAATTGGAATCTAGGGAATTTTAAAACTCGATTCTATTGGACAAGTACTACAGGAACTGTAACTACTTCCGCAGTATTTGCTATTCAGAGTATGGTAAAAAACGATCTCGAATCGATTGATCAATCTTGGGGAACAGCGGTTAGTGTGGTTGATCAACTAAACACTCTCAGTGCATTACATATTTCAGACATATCGAATACTATAACTTTCAGTGGAACACCTACCCAAAATAGTCTTGTCTATTTTAGAATATATCGTGATGTTAATAATGTTAATGATAATCTTGCAACTGATGCAAGATTATTGGGAATAAAATTACAGTTCGGAACATTAAGTACTGTTACTGTATGGTAATATGCTTCACTTAATATATAAATATTCTTATGGATTTTACAAACACTAAGGATATTTTAGAATTTATCGTCGCCGCAATAACTGTGGCTGGTTTTAGTATACCTATATATACCTATATGATAAAACCGTGCTGGCTAAGATTCGTATACAACCCTATCATGGGCCACATTTCTAAGATAGATAAAATGGCGGAGACGGTTAATATTATTAATACCGAAATATTACCAGTTATTCAATCTTTAAATAAAGAGTTCTCAAAAAACAGTGGTAAGTCTATTATGGATAGAATACTACGAATAGACGATAATACTCGTTTGGCGGAATTGCGATCCAAGCTTATTGCATCAAATTTAGTAACCACAGGAATGGTTGAGTTTGATAAAACCGGGCAATTGGTATGGGCTAATAAAGCCTTTTTAAACATGACTGGCCTTGATTCTGAAAGTGTTAAGTCAAATTCATGGGTTATTAGCATAGAGGAGGATTTTCGGGATAAAGTGTGGGCATTGTGGCAAAATAGTATAAAGTATAATATACCCTTTGAATCCGAGTTCATAATAAAACACCAACAAACAGGCATAACTGAAGATGTTAAATGTACTATATATCCCCACAAATCAGTGGATGGAACTATTCTAGGTTATCATGGGACTATTACCCAAACACATTAACCTTTACGTCTTCTTAAACGACGTTTGCGATTAGCAGCAGCCCGTCTTGCTAGACGACAATCTTCATATTTCGAAGTGCCATATCTAGGATCATTCTTACATTTATCCAACGTAAGAGGTTCTCCACGACGAAGATAATAAATTCTTTTATATCCAGCGGTGTAGGGATTTGGCGCACATCTACTAAACACATAACGAGGATTATCAGATAATTGTGGAAGTGTAGGCCCAGTACAACGAGGTTTTTTACCCTCATGTAATAGGTTGTAAACAAATTCGTCAAATTTCTCGGTCATATGTTATACTTATTAAATTATTCAACTGTATATAGTTATCCGATATAGAATCCCATAGGACTTGAATATCTATACTCATCACGAAGTTCTGCTAATAATTTTTCTGCCTTTGCCTCACCCTTTTCAACTAATTGAGCGCCTTCTAGTGTTGCACCACCATAAAGCGTAACACCACCAAAAGTTGAACGAATTCTTCCAAGAGTGATCATTGCAAGTGCAAGTACGTATTCTTTAATGAAATAAGTATTTAGCAAAGTTTCCACAGAAGGTTCGATATAAACCCCTAATACATAACATTGATTACCCCCTCTATTCACCTGATTATTGCAGCAAGAAGTTTCAAATCCAAATGTCGTACCAGCAGGTTCAGGAGTTATTTTTAAATACTGTGTTCTTGGATTAAATTGATAAGAAACATATCTTAGCATTTTCTTGGAGTGGTCAACAAAATCTCTTGCCATATGATATGTTAGTAAATCATAGCCTTGTTTGCCTAGGTTGTTTCTGCTACCCATTAAGTCATAACCAAATGTACTTGCAAGAAGTGCATAATCAAAATTGAATAATAGATCACCACCGCCCCCGAAATATCCACCTTGTCCCGCATTATCTGCCGCAAACACCCCGAGAACTTTTCTTCTACGGTTAAGAACATCATCATATCCACCATCGATAACAGTGCTAACTACACCTACCTCGGTTACTGTAGAACAATTTTTAAACGATACATCGACTTTAACCTTTTTAGGAGTCGGACGAACACATGCCGTATGGGCAGAATTGTAATAAGAAAACGTAAACCCGTTATTTGTCCATGCACAGTTTTGATCATATAATATTTCTAGAGGTGGCTTAGAATCTTCGAAGAATTGAACTTTCTCAAGCGTCATAGGACCATTCGTAGAGAACGCTGTATTACATAGCGTAAAGGTGCCAAGAATGCCGTTGTTTGAGTCGAGAGGTATCGAACCATCAGTGGTGCATGAAGGCACGCCAAAAAGCCGTATATGCGTTGCATCTGATATATCTCTTGCTGATAGATCCCATACAATCCCGGTGCTTGCACTTATATATGGTGAAAATAATTCAAAATGATACGAAGAAGTAGTATCTGTAAATGTTGAAAGTAGTTCACATTTACAGTTGCATTCTTCACAATAACTTGTATAGTATGCTGAGACAGCAGAAAAATTAGCAGCCGATAAAACAATATCAATACTAGAAATAATATCAGATGTTAAAATATATGTAACAGTAGGAGAAATTCCATATTGTGCTGTTAATGCATTACATGAACTTATCAAGGATGTATTACAATTAGGATATATATATCCTAAACCCTTTCCAATATTTACACATGCTTGAACAGGTGGTCCGAATAAAATATTATCTGAATAAAATGCAGACAAATCAAAGTAACTTATGGGTATGGCTGATAGAGCATTTCCTAATCCACTTAACGGAACGGCACTGAAATCGTATCCTATAATTTCGGCTGATATTGTAGAAAGAACATTTTCTAATATTGTAGAATTCTCAAAATTAAAAACATGTGCAGATAAATTCGGATTACTAGATAATTGAAAGTATTGTGAACTTATCGGATTTATTGTAATACAATTGGCTGCACATACATTTGTTGCATTCCACGGGTTTTCAGGATCGAAGTAGAGATAAGAATTCTGCCCACTAGTCCCCGAATATGCGACTGAAAGTGGGTCCAAAAAATTATAATCAGTCGGATATTCAAAAGGCGTAACTGATAAATATGCAGTAGTAGTCTGTATATCTTCACAACTTAAATATGTTGCTGTCACTGTTTCTGTGGCAATGGTTTGGAAACATTGATTTGTATTACATGCAACTGGTAGAAGCTCATCCAGTTTAACTCCACATCCACGTTTATATAGATTGGAACAAAATACTAGATATTCTTCTTCTCGATTACCTTCAAATTCTGTAAAATCTTCAACAGCTTTATCTATGATATGCGCCCATTGAACATCAGTGAGTTCAATTGGAGTAGAAGGCCAGCCTAATAGAGACTTAGTTCTATAAACTAAGTCTGCATATGAGCTTATTCTACCATTTAATGCTGTGGAGCCGAATCCCTCGGGTATAATACTTGACATACTTCTATTTATTTATAATACTACCCTTCCGGTGAAGGGGGTTTAGGAGGAGTATTTTCATCAGACTCTGCGGAATCTTCACTATCATTTTCCGAAGCATCTTCTTCACCTTCTAAGGGTTTTCCGAAACTTGGAAGATTTGTATCAGATTTTCCAGGACTAGGAAGGCTTGGACCACTACCACCGCCTGATGGCGGACCCATTGCACCAATTCCTTCAGGCATTCCACCGCCCTCACCTGTTGCTGCTTGCATCTCTTCAAGAGCTTTTTCGCGGAAATCTGGACCATTTTGTTCAATTTGTGCAAGTTCCCAACGAAATGCAGCGTCTTTTAACAGGAATTCTCTATTAGCAAGAATTTCCTTATCATTCCATCCTAAATACAGTTTTTGAGCAAATGTTTTGGATATAAAATCATTCTGAGACATATTGTTAAAATTATCAAATTTTAATTGGAATAATTGTTGTTGTCTAAGTGCAAAAAATTGGCTAGGTTCTACAAATTTAATATCTAGATCCTCTTCACGAAGATCATATTGTTCCCACCAAGATTGCATATCAATTTTAGTATCTGATAATTCTTCTTGCTCTTCGCGAATAGTATCTAGGCGTTCTTTTATAAAATCTAATTTTTCGTTCAGCAACTTTACATTATAATCTTCTGATTCTGTTATAAGTCCTCCTTGCATTCTTTTTATAGTTTCATTATAAGAATCATACTCAGATAATAATACACTATATTGTGAATCATATTCTTTTTCCAATACACTTACCCTATCGTTTACAGTTTCCACTAAGAGATCATAATAATCCCAGCACTTATTATTAAAATAATCATCTTTGAATACTTGTGAAACTTGGAACGAGTTCACTTTTCCATCTTTATCGGTTTTTATTACTTTATCAACGTTTAATTTTTTAGCAGATTCTAAGAGTTTTTTACCTCTTAGTTTAAGATGAACTACGAAACTTTTTTTAATAGCTGCTGCCCATAATTTTTGTAAATCTATAATATATTCAGCAAATCCTAATTCTTCTCGCGTAATACTTTCCCCGTCTGAAAAAGCAGTGTCTGAATTTAAACGAGATAGTGGTACTTTTAATGCTAGATAAAGCTTTTGAACAAAGAAATTTAATATTTCTAAATTATCAGGACTAGCACTTCCACCTCCCACGGATTCGACGGTAGACCCCTTACCATCCCCATGTTTAGGAAACCAATAATTTTCTAACATACCTTGTGGATCATATGTGTTTTCCACCCGACCATCTTGTGTTACTGTTTTCTTTGACCAAAACTGAGACATAAGACGTTTCATGTATTGATCAGCCTTCGAAGGCTGCATATTTCCCACATCCACATTAAACACTAACCTCTCAGGGGCACGTACTAACATGTATATTATAGTAGCATCTTCTATGAGGGAGAGTTGGCGATAAGGTCTATTAGCATAAGAAAGAACTGGTAGTCTGTATTTTTTTCCATCTGCCCATTGATCATTAGCTATATGCGTTATTTGCTTTTCGTTTAAAAATAGAATTTGGTGTTTGTGGTTGGAACCGTAGGACGCTTGAGCAGTAAATTTTCCCCACTGAAAAGGATACATATCAGGTGATTTATTTCTCAAAAGGAAACAATCAATTAACTCATTATCAAGATCATAATAGAGGGGGTCACAGCGTTCAGCAGCAATTCTAGTTAACCCTATAATACCGAGTTCTGGCTTTTTTGTGGAAATTATATTTTCAAAAAATAATTCACCTTCTATAAGCCAGTCCCAAATCATTTTTCTACCCCTGTCTTCTAATTTCAAGACTTCTACGAAAGATAAAAATTCTTCTTCTATAAGAGATTGTACTTCTTCATTATGTTCTCCTCTAAGTTTTATTTTTAAGGTCTGACCGCGTTCGTCTGTTTCAAAAAATTCATTACAAATCTCTCGCAATGCTCTCTCTACTTCTGAAAAGTTTGCCATGGAACGATAATCATCAATTCGTCTTTTTTTATCATCCGATGTAGAATTATACATCAACTGATGGTAATATAGATTAGATACCCTGGTTCCACCCATACCATTTTCCATCTCATTATCAAATCTATTAACAACGGACAGTCTCTGTATTTTTTTATCTTTAGAAATGCTAGAGTTATCAAATATCTCGTATTTGGTATTGGTTTTTTGAAGTTCGTCATCTCCAAACATACCTCTGATATATGGTAAAGATTTTAATAAACGATCAGTAGAATTCATAACAATATTTATAAACAATATTAGATTTAATCAATTACTATTGAAAAATGATAGAATTTAATGAGGTATTAGCAGGTATCATATTCTTAATATTATTTTCTATATAAGTTTTTATATACTCCTGCATATTAGCATCAGATGAAAAATTCTTAACTACTATATTGAATTTATTAGATTTATAACCTTTATATCTGTTGATGTTGATTTTGTCTATATCTTCTATTATAGTCATCGGAGGAATATCAATATTAATGAATATGCCGTCCCATGTTACATGAGACTGTCTGGATAATGCTTGAATATCAAAATCTGTTAAACATTTAGCATATACATTTAAATTAGATATTTGTCCGATTAAAAGATTCTTCTTGGCCATAGATTTTTCTAAACTTCTTGGACCTAGTTTCCCAGCATAGTCACCTATAATAAACGGGGATGATGGGGATTTAAATTCAATATGATACAATCCATCCAATTCCTGTTTGGTAGTTCGTATGCCATTTACATACATGCTTATTATTGTTTTTTTATTATCATGTTTCAGCGTGAATGCCAGATGATTCCAAGTGTTGGTGCTTGGGAAATTCGAATGCACGACATGTGTATAAATATTATCACCGCATCTAAGTGCTAATTTTAAAGTCAGTGCTGGATTATTCTTTGATATAATCTCATTATCGATTTTATTGAATTTTCGTATGCTGTCGAAATTTGAAAAATTTCCATGTAAATCGAAAGTATATGAGGAACAGATGCTATCCCCTATATTGTTTAGGGGAATGCGCTTAACAATATTTCCAGTTTCATCTATCACTATTATAGTAGTTTCTTCGTTAAAGATAATCCATAGATTAAAACCATTCATATTATTCGTAACGAAAGACATCTCTGTTGATGAATATTTTTTAAAATCTAAAGGCAATATAGTATCTATTATAACGTTGCCATATATATCTATTTTTAATAAATTTTTACCGACTAAAAGCCATATGTTGTTGTCTATATCTACGGCCATGCTACTAGGTTTATCCACTAGATGTAATATCTTGCTATCATCAACATATATTGTTGCACCTATAACCTTAATTTCTCGATCATAGTTATCAAATAGTAAGAATTCTGCTGACGCAGATGTGATGATGTCATTTGAGTTAATATCGAAAGTCGTATCATATTGAGATATAGAAAAACTTGACAAAAGTATTCCAGTAGAATCGAAAGACGATATAATGTTCCCGCTACTATTCAGTATAGCGAATGAGTTATTTGAGTAATTACTCATTTTTGAAATGGATGAATCTTCTGGGAGAGATATTTGATAAGAGATGATATTATCGTTTTCTAATCTATAGATTTTTTTGTTAAATGAATCGTAGAGCCATGCATTACCATTTAGATCTGTATTGATATATGTTATGTTAATAGCAGATACTGATAATGCATTTAATATATCTTTTTCGAATATTTTAAAGCCTTTATAATTAACTGAAAAGCAATTACCTGATGCCGAAGGAATCGTCACATTATCCGCCGTATTCCCTAAGTTTATACCAATACCGTATCCATAACCATTATAAAAGTTACCAAATATTTGATAGTCTTGAAGATACGGAATATTTAACCAAGTAGAAAAAGTTAAGGAATTTTTTGATAGCATTGCATCACTAGGAATGATTACTCCAAAAGAGGTGCCATCCATATTAAATTGCGAGGAAGATCCGTCGAATGATGTCAAATATCCCGACGTTTCTTTTTGAGAAAAGACAGAATTCCAAGAAGTAAGATTTAAAATAGAACCTTCGATGTTAGATATATAGGTAGCATTTCTTGCTGGACCGTGGCGAATATACTGAAATTTCTCTTTTGGAGATAACGTTTTATTTGAGGGTATGTCAACTATATAATTAAAATCTGCGCTTAGTGGATGTAGATAAGGTGTAATATTAGTGTCTGAAGTGTTAGGGTCGAACCACCTTTCCATCCAGATTTTATTGGAACTTACTTCATAAGATTGTGAAGATAGCCATAGTCCTAATAAGGTACCATTTTGAAGATTGTGAATGTTATCAGTCCCTTCGTCAGAATATTCTCCATACTCAGTCGAATCGAATATAATCATATCAGAATTCAAAGGACATGAACCACCAATAGCGCCTTGTTGAATGAATGGTGATGCAGATATCGCCAATGAATCCACATTATAAGAGTTATATATTATATTGGTGGTATCTGGATCTATGGTTTTAGGTAGTGATGTTATTTTATACTGAATAAACGGTTTATTCTTTTTGTATATGCGTTGATAGGTTTTGAATGAATTATAACGACCAAATCCAAGATCATCGAATGTTTTAAGAGGGAGGATGTTTATATTATTATCTAATAATACAATATACTGATTAGTTATGTCTTCTTTTGTAGATGGAACCAAAGGAATACTGGAATCGTAATTACATACGAATTGGTTATAGTTTCTGCCATATTCATAAGACGATAGATTGTATGTAGTCGAAATAAACGAAGACAGTGGCGCATATTCTGACAACATTAAGGTATAGTTGTTATCAGTTATAATGTTTTTCAGAGAGTTGGAGAATGATAATGTTTTATAATTTATTCCATCAACGGCTGATACTGTGTACATACCGTTCACACGCCTTTCGCTATTTACATAATTCGAGGTGACAGAATCGAATAATGTACTTAAAGGTAGTATAGAAATATCAGTGTTTACGGAGAACATCTATATTATTTATATTCCAATATTCCGTAATCATTTCCCATCTTATATATTAGCCCCTGTTCATTAAAACCAGTGAAATTTAGATCAGGAATTTCCAGCATATTGTAATTTGTTATATAACATTTGTTCGTATTTGTATTAAATTCTATCAAATTTAAATAATATTGTCCAGCACTTAATGTCTTAAATCCTACAGTTAATCCGTTTCCTTTTTTTATAAACGGTGTCTGCGTTGAAACGAATGTATAGTTATTAAAACCGTTCCAATCTGTTATATCAGTTTCAGAAGGAAATGTTTTTATCAAGGATTTGGTGTTGAGATTATAACTGTATATAATAGGTATAGTATAATCTGGACAGGATGATAAGCCTACTATGAAGACTATTTTCTTTGGGTCATCTAGTAAATAATCTACAACAGTATTTCCGTTGGATTTTAGAGGTGATGAATCGAAAGTGTTTCCGAAGTTAATAAGGATACCCTCACCTCCAGAAGAAAAAGAACTATTTTCAAAATTATATTTAAATGGTTCAATTAATAAAATATTAAGATACTCTGTATCGTTTATGATTTTAGTGTTTAAAAATAAAGTGTCATAAAATATTTTAAAATCTTGAACTCCTTCGCCCGCATTTAAAAAAACAGAATCATAGATATTGTACATATTGTTTACTTACAGAATAATAAAGTTACCATCCTCTGTGGTTATCATAATAGAATCCTCTGTGGTTAGATAAGTGAAATTGTTGGCGGAAGTGCCGAACGATATGTTTTTATATTTACTAAATACGGCACTCATACTTTCCATCATACTAGAAACCGTTCTATCAGTTCTTTTAATAAAAATATTTCCGTAATTAGATGGAGTGGTAGAGAAATTTATCGTCTCATCCATAACCAAATAATAATTATTGCCGAATATATCACCATCCCAATTCCACACATCACCCGTTAAAGGTAATTGAGACACGAACCAATCATCCACACACTTATAATCTTTTTTAAATTTTATAGAATCGGTAGGCCAATTATAAGTTTCCCACGGACTAAAATTCATATTATTCTGAAAAAGACCTAATAATTCTTCTGAGAAGATTGAATTATATGGTGTTAGATTTTGATATTTTATATCTATAGTTCCATTTGTTTTTCCGAAAGTATTGTTTGCAACAAAATCATTGGAAGCTTTTGGACCAATGGAACCTTTTAAATAATTATCATATGAGAATGTCTGCAACGAACCTGACAATTCACGCATATTATATTGATCGCCATGCGTTTCAAACCTATTCATAGATATCATGGAAGGAATGTAAAATCCTAATTGATCCAACGACACCAAATCGGTGGATTCTTCGGTCACAAACACTGATCTATCATTGTTTATTATATTTCTCCATGGGTATTCGGAAGATACTAGTAAGCCAGATACTACAGGAACATATTCACTACTAAGACCATTGGAGATGTCCACGACACTTATGGGCTGGACAAAATCCTTCTTGGCAATATATGTAATGAACACGGGAATTCCGCTCAATTCTGTATTAAATACCAGATTTGATTTTTCGTTTGTAGCGGTTATACCTGTTTTATTGGTTAAACATCTTCTGTAACAGTCCGAGTAAAAATTTGTATTACAATCCGTAACATTATTACCAGGAACGGTGCATCCGTTTTTTTCTGAATTCAAATATTTAAGAATATCACTATAAACATAAGGATCAACATTAATTTTATTCCATTGTTTTATAGGATTATATGTATCGAAAACGAGCGGCTGTTCCCATAAAAAACATGCGGAGTTGCAACCAAATTTGTACTCGATTATATCAAATTGGTTTAGAATTTTATTTAATGGTTTTGGTTGATATATTTGAAGATACTCATGAGTCGTGGTTGTCCTTGCATTATTATATTCACCCCAATAAGGAGTATTACCTTCTATAGGTATTTGTATTAAGAAATTTATAGAGGGGATTTGTGTGGTAGATGATATGTATGAGATACCTTCGTCCCTAGTATCTAATACCACAGATGCACCGCTTAAAGAAGATATATCTTCTCCGTTATATAACAACTTCGTTCGTTCTTCTGAAATTTCTAACTTATGATCATATGTGATGAAGTCGCCGAAATTTAGTACCATATCAGATATTTCACCTGTATCTTGCCATTCTCCATCAGAATCTTTAATAGCCTTCATCCATACTGGTAAATTAGAAATAGTATCACAGCTTATACCTTTAAGATTAAATTTATTATACTTGTGATTTATTACAAAGTATGGCGATTCAAACGAACAGTTGTTAGTGGTCGCCCGATAATATATATAAGTGCTCCCTTTCTCTAAAATAAACGAAGATTGATTGGAAACGTTTTTCCAACTTCCTGGTCCCCAGCCGATATATTGTTCGATAATAGTTGGATAAAACTTAGCACAATCTATACTATTTAAATATGGTTTACCATCAGATCCTTTCCATATACTTTTATTAAAATTATTAGGAAATCCTGTATCTTTTACTATAAAGTCTGGTGTTATTTTAAAATGTTCTATGTCATTATAGTTATGACCAAATGGAGAATATTGCACAGCTTGACATGAGCAAGTTTTCCATTTTTCGAATAGAGACCGGTTATCATCATTTAGATAATTTTTATCAACTATAGAAATGCTATGATCTTCAGATTTGTACGGACATGCATCATCATGAGAGAATCCTGTGAAACCTTTAACATCATTTATATCAACAGATTCGCCAGTCCAAGTGAATCTTATATATTCTCCTGGATTACATCTAAATGAAGTTCCTAATTGTGCTCCTCCACTTATAAACTCCCAACCAGTCGAAAAGGTTTTGAGAGAATCTATACATGAACATTCACTTCCTATATTGTATTTGAAATTTTTGAGTGCTGGGGAACGCAACCATGCACCTTCTATTTCTGGACCACATATTGTTGCGTTTTTTATTATCATGTCGGAGAACGGTAAGGTTTCCCCCGCCACTGCACCGCAGAAACATTCTCCTACGTCTAATGATGATAGTACTACGGGAGTTCCTACCGAATAGTCGAAGAATAATTCGGAAGAATCGTTATAAGATTGAATAGGAAATAGTATATTATTTTTTCCTGGTGCTATTGGTAATTGTGTTTTCTTAAAATCAAATAACCAACCTACGACATGATCATTATATATTTTTCGGTCAGATCCATCAGAACTTATTATCAACTTATCTGCATTTATATAGTCATTGCTTGCAAACCCAGCGGTTTTCCCTAGAGATAAATCCTGAATATTAATCCCTTTTACGGTAGATACCGATGAGAATGTGTTCCAATACAATGTATTAATATCATTTTGACTATTTAAGAAATCTTCCTCACTTGGGTAAAATTCTTTAGGCTTGTTATTTGTATCCACTATACTAGGACCGGACCATTCTCCTCCGAATGCCGATGTCCCGAAATTACAAAATGGAAATTTAAATATCCTGCCATCAGCAATAACACATGACATAACCCCCGTGGTTGTTGTATATAATGTATCTTGGAACCATGCACCTTCATTCGCTGCATTACCCACTGTCAAGAATAATACATCAGAATTGTTATAACTAGTGGAACCGAAAGAATTCCACACAATATCATTAATACTAACATCCCTAAACTTGCCATCAGGAATATCGAATACATTTTTTCCACTAAACCAATAGAAATAGTTATTTCCGACAGTAAATGATAAATCCGTGTTCCTTACATATTCTTTATAATTACCACCAGAGATATAATATATATCAGTACCTATGTATTTGTTATATGCTGCTTGTAGGGTCGCTTCTATTTTATCTGTTGTATTTTCACAGAAAACGCTTTGCATAGGATCTATAAGACCTGATAGAGGCGAATCAAGTAAACTTGAACAGGTATCGTTGAATATACATGCAAATGGATTTAAATTTTCGCTAGCATAAAAAGGATCAATCGTATTATATAAATCTTGAATTTCTATAGAGAAATTGTCCCTTATAGCTGAAAATTGAGGAGCCATTGTTATAAGAGGGTTTTCGTTGCCAAATGGTGCCTTGGTTCCTGTGAACGATCCTGCTAATTTATTATATATAATAGTACTAAGCCCTGCCTCAGAACCCACTAAATTATATTCTATTTTTTTACGTTTTAACTCTTCTCTTTTAGAAATATAATACAATGCTATATTTTTCAGTTTTTCGGCATATTTCGGTATGGCGATTTTGAGATCATCGACAGAATCAAAATCAATAGTGCTGTATCTGGAAAAATCTTCATCATTTTTAAATAAAATGCTTAATTTTTTAATTAAAGATATGTAGTCGGATTTTAGACGATTTGTTGCCAAAGATGATGACTTATCGACAGATCCATAAAAAGAATCCACATAGTTTTTATATTGTTTATCTGCATCGTTAAAGGCTATACCGGTGTTTCTATTATACCAGTCCACAAACGATAATGGATAAGACTTATTTGAGTCTGATACATTATTATTTGGTTCGGCGATAGAATTTAGAGATACGGATATCATTCAACTATTTATAGTATGACTATCCTATCTTTAATGTTTTTATCGTTGAGATATGGGAATTGAAAGTCTTCCAACTGTTTTCTAGTACCGACATCCTCCACTGATATATCTGGGTATACCGGATTCCAACATATCATATGTATTCCTTGACTACTCACATCATTATCCACAATGAAGACTTTATCTACCCCACTTATATCTAAAATAGAAGTCTCTAATTGAACTAAATTTATGATATTGCCTAAAACATTATTACTAGGACTGAAAAATGAAGTAATAATATTCGAAACATCTTGAACTATACTCGTTTCGCTACGTCTATTATTTGGAATTGTTTTTATGCCTATTTTAGATGTTTTGGTCGGTAAATCGAATGCAAGATATACAGGGTCCATGGGTATAACATCAGAAGTCAATACCTTAGAGTTTTGTATATTATCTATGATAGTATGTTTCTGCGTAGGTGTTAGACATATGTTTCCGTATTCGAACGATTTAGGAACGATGAACAAGTATATGTTATTAAAACCACATGAATCAGAAAACTCAACTTGGTTGAATAATGCACGGCTTTCGTATTGTGGTTTAGTTAAGCCTAAGTTATAAAAATATTTTATATAAGAATCAATATAATCTTTATTATTCTTAACTTTTATATCGTGTATTATATTTGAGAAATTAGATCGTATATAAGTCTCGTATGATTTATTCGTAGTTAGACTAAATTGTGAACGAAATACTGAGGGTGCATTCTTTCTAATAGATTCCACATCCTCGTGCTCATTAAATATCGTACTTGGATATTTGTTATTAAACGACAATTTAGAAAAATAAGAAGTGTTTAATAGAGATTCATTTTCTGTTAATATGTCATTTAAAATCTCAGAAAGTTGTGTAGTTAAAGATGGGTTTATTTTTTTATTATTAAGAGCGCCTGCACCAATCTCACCATCTTTACCATCTGTTGATAGATAATATATGGCAACAGAATCTGTGGATAATAATTTTTTACCATTTATATCATCCCCAAATTTTATTTCATACCTTTTATTTTCATTAAATCTGACCTCGTAACATAGATCATTATAAGAATTCAAATACAATGATTGAGTACGTTTCCACTGTTTCCAATGCCCATCAGTTTTAACATATATATCAATATTAAAGTTATCAATAAGAGTATCATCGTCTACCGTTAATACTATTGTTTCATTAGAATTTCCTGATGGGGTTATTAAGGGGTATTCTATGAATCGTCCCTGGTATAACGTCTCATTAGATTCTATACCACCTATTTCTTCTTGTATATTCGAAGTTTTGGTAAAACGGAGATCAGTGTTTAAACTGAATGATATTCCTGCAACATCTAAACTTGAATATCTCGGAATAGTGTAGAATCCTGGTGCAAAATCTCCTGCGGATAAAGAAAAATTAACTGATGCTGTTTGATATCCTATAGGACTGTACCCTATTTCTTTAACGATACGATTCATGTTTTCGTATAAATTCGTTACAGAGAAAGATCCATTCACAGATTGTTGATTGACATAATATAGAAGGAGAGAAAAGCTCATTGCAAATGCATCATTAATACCTGCAAGATTCGAGCCTTCGAAGTTTTGATCAGTGAATATTCCTGTCTGATTTAGACGTTCGCGTATTTTTTCTTTGATGGTAAGTCCGTCAAAGGCTACATAAGAATTTTTGGCAACAGGAAAATCAGTCATTTAACTATTTATATATGATTATCATTCGACCATAAGATATGTCTATCATCCGTCTCATTATCCCATTCAATAGTTTTTATATTATTCTCTATACATATATCTATAATACTTTGTATTCTTTTCGGCTTCTCTCCAATTTTATGGCAATATACTGTACCACGAAATGCGGTTATTCGGGACCACCCTCGTTTGAATAACTCGTTTATAATAGAATCATATTTCTTAATTTTATTTGTATCTATTCCTTTAGTTTGGAGATATTTATCTGCCCAATCCCCATGACTGATGTGTATAGGAATATATTCTCCATCAGGTTTCAACCAACCATATAAATGTCCCTGAGACTCTGTTAAAACTGTATTCACAAAATTTGTAAATGAATCACCTATTACATTTTTCTTTTTATAGTAATCCGGCATTATATTTAAATCCATATCACGAACTTGTTTAGTCGCCGCACTTACCTGTGGCACCTGTTCTTCTTCTAAACCAGAAACATTACCACGTTCCATATCATCTAGAGTTATGGTATATCTTTTTCCTGTATATGTGGAGATATGATATTCTACTTGTCCCGCCTTTTCATACGAATCGTCCTCATACATATCACCTTCCTGTTCAAGTGCATCGTTTATACCTTTTGCAACGTTTTTAAGAGTGACGGCATTTAGTTTATTAACTTCTATATGAGTCCCTGCAACTCGAATCCAGTTCCAGTTTTTAATCGCATATTCGCGGGCATCCATAGATGATGAACCATATGCAGTAAAAACCAAATCCGATGCTTTATCTTCAGGAACGTTACAATTTAATACTAGATATTTTATAATAGCTCTGGCAGGATCGTCTTCAATATCCCACCCCCACGAATCTCCAACTTCGTCCTTTATTATTTCAACAATCTGATCCTCTTTAATGGCAAACTCATCAGTGGTTACATCAAAGTCTAGATTAAACCATGCTAGAACTTCATTAATACAACGCTGAATAACATATTCTTCATGACCCATATCACCAACATCACCATCAGCATATTGTGCATTACCGTGTTCGTCGAACCAATACTCTCCAGTTATTTTTGGAGCATCTTGGTTTTCTTTAATAATTTTTGATATAAAATTATCGAAGAGTTGTGTCATTTAGTTATTTACAGTTCCTTTGGGTTGTTTCCCGTTGTTATATTCGTTCTCTAATTTAGAACCACGATCTAATTTTGGTTTTGCAACGAATTGATCATCAATAGGATGTTGCATAATATCAGAGGAAGATGTATGGGTTTTTAGAATAGAACATGGTACAGAGATAATACCAGTATACAATCCGGGAACTTTATGATTTACAAGGTCTGCCTCTTCAGGATGGCTTGATGGAGATTCTGACAAATATCCAGAAGTTGTACGCAATGTTTTAAGTGCCGACACATACATTACCATTTTATCTGCCGCCATTTTATCAAGTTGGGCGAGATAAGTTGCGCCTTTTTTAGTTGTTAAATCTCTGCGAATATCTTGATTTTTAAGAGCTTCTGGGTCCAAAACCACAAAGCTTCCCGGATTTATCTTATTAGGATCACAACTTTCAACTATAGTTTGAAATATGGATTCTGGATTATATTTTTCAAGAAGTTCTTCGATTTTATTAGTCATATTAACTATTTACTTATTTTATAAATACTTAGATGATAACCATTTCCAACCTTTCAAGTAAAAAATCGGGTAAATCTAATACCTATTCAGATTTAGATTTAAACTTCGAGGAGAAGAAAGTGTCGTCCAATATTCGAAATGATAATATAGTTGCAGGAAATGATTTAGTTGTTTCGACAGATATAGAAGCCATTAAAAATTCTATAAGAAATATCCTGTTCCAGAAAAGACATCTAATTCCAGCAGTGGGAGTAAACCTTAAAAAATATATAGGTCAGCCCATATCAGAAATGCGAGCACAATCTATCGGGGATGATATTGAACGAGGAATAACATTATTCGAACCTAGAGTTAAAGTTGAGAAAATATTAGTTCGTTACAACATTGATCAGAGTACATACTTTATAGAACTTAGATTAAAACTTGTTAATTTTTCCGAATCATTAACTATTCTAAATGCCGCATTTAGTCAACAAGGCGAGTTCACATTTGTAAATAGGTAATAATGATTCAAGTATCACCATTGTCCGGTATTCGAAATGTAACAGCCTTTACATTTCAGATTTCTCCGTCTTCAGCAAATCCTGTAATTGATTGGGGAGATAATACTTTTTCATACACCAATACTGCAACACATGTATATTCTTCAATAGGATTGTATAATGTAATTGGTGGGGAATGTTCTACAACTTCTGCATTTCAATTAAGCGTTTATGGTGGAGAATTCTTTACCGATAAATTATTAGTAACGAGTGATGCAACATCCTCGATAGTTTCTAATACACATTCCTTTGTTTTGAATTTATCATCCAGAAACGAAGTAAGTACGGTTGTTTTATATTCAAGTGGAAGCAATTCTATTCCTTATTCTGATCAAAGAGATTTTTGGTCACACCTTCAGCCTGAATGGTATTTTCAGAAAAATGGTGAATATGTTTCGGAGATATCTTTAACTGGTTCTCCTGTTTATTCGGGAATACACCTTCTAGGTTATTCAGCATCGTCTGCGGTGGATTATGTAGATGATATGCCTGGACATAGAGTTTTGTGGTTTACCGTTAAGCAAACTGATAAAACCGCCCCCATCAATTCTAGAGTATATTCTACAGTTTATCATGATGTATGTGCATCTGTCCCGGATAAACTATTTATAACGGCTGATGGCATAAAAGACCTGAACCGTATACAGTGGTCAGATATTGATATTCCTTATATAATTAGCGTGGGAAGTACTAGTAATACTGCGACTAATATACTTCACTATGTTTCAGGGAACATAACAGATATAGAATTCATATCTAATTGTTTTGGATTAGATTCCACGGACTTTTTAGCACCAGTATCTAGTATAAATTTAACCGATGATTGTTTAAAAACTGGAGGTTATTTATTAACTAATTTCAGATTACCCACATCCGCCCTGCCAGATAAATTCATAGAAGATAATTCTGATGCATGTAACACTACCTATGATCGTAAAGAGTATAAACAAACGAGAAAAACTCCTAAAAATATAATTCTGTCTGCTACTGGAATTTTTAATTACAACGGTATAGAATATACACTTTCTGGTGTCTCCGAGCCCTTTGATGTCTATGCATTTGAAAATCGACATGAGTTTTATCGTAAGGGAGAAGATAATAACATATACAAAATATTAAAAGAATCTTTACCGTTCGACATCAATCAATATACTAATTTTAATAGTTACTTGTCTGCTATTGCAGGAGAAGGTGATTCACTAGGAAAGGTTTATGATAGCATATATAATTTTATTGGTAATCATTCAGACATTGATACGTGCTCTTTGAATACATTAAAAGATAAATCAATAATGTTGGATGATCCTTTAGATGACTTTGGCCTAGAGTTCCCCGAGGAACTTAAAAGACTATTTGAATTTTCTACAATTCCCTTGCAGAAATTAATAGGAAGTAGATGTGTATGCAATACTAATTTTGAAACATGTAACGGTTGTAAAAATAGTAATATTTGCACCATATGTAAATTTGATAAACGTAGTAATTTAGGAAATAAATTAAGTAACTCGGACTATATCTCAGCAGGAACCACTATAGTTTATAAAGAAAATGGTGGAACAATATTTAATTTTCATACTGTTGCAGAACAATCTTCAACAATCTTTAAACTACACACTTTATCCGCTGAACCATTTTATTCTAGGGGTATAGATAATTATTGTTTTTATGAATGGAATAAATCCCCACAGAATAACCCGGTTAATAGTATAGTTAATTATCAAGACGAAAGAAATACACTAAATCCTGTTCTATCTTCTAATACTGATTGGTATGGAAATAATGGTGTGATTGAAGAGATGTTCAACTTTATATTAACTAAGAATCTCATAAATATCTAAATGCTAGATTCGCACGTAGACGCTTTTTATAAAATTCTTTTAGAAAAGAATTACTCATATTTTATTCCTCAAGACAAAGAGCTTCTTCTTTATGATTTTTATATGTTAGTTCATATGAGTGCCTTGGATAAAGAAGGTAGGTTCGAACCAGGAGATAAAAAAGATCCATATGGACAATTGACACGAACTTCGACATTATCAATGGGTCTTTCCGAATCTACTAAATTCTCGTTTGAAGAGATTAAAAAACAAGTAATAGATTATTTACAACCAGAGCTTCTAGAATCTGCATTTTATGCTATATCTTGTGAAATTCGTCACGTATTTGATATAAATACAATACCTGAAATTGTATCTAAATTAAACGATAGTTCAGACTTTTTTCGCAATTTCCAATATAATTATCAAAAATTGAAGAGTATGCAAGCATTCAAACGTAATACCAGTGGAATGCAGGATATCTTCGATAAAAGACGTAGACAATTTAATAAAAAATATGATATAGTTAAAAAAGAAAAAAACCCTTCAAATTTGCAGTATCAAATGTCCTATAAGGCAGTTAAGAAGACATTAAAATCCATTAATATGTCTGAGATAGATTTTATAAGATTAGCAGAAAGATCATTTAATGAACTTACATGGAATAGGAGTTATGGCGGAAAGGCATGGGCTAGTATATGTGATGCTTTTCAAAAATTGTATTATGCAAAGCGTGAGGTGGACCAGATAATTTTTATAGATAACATGTATCATCAGCAACACAATACAGATACTGTGTTTAATAAATTACAAAGTTATTATAAAAATGGTTACAGTTGGATACTATCTGCATTGAATTTTAAAGCAGATGTGAGAGATACTTGGGATCGTGTTGAACGTATTCGTAAAGTTACTGGAAATAAAATACGAAATGTTGATAAGATGTATATCGAGATGTTGAAAGCATCTGGTGATAAAACATGGCAACAATATTACAAAATAGAAAATAAGACTGATGAGCAGAAGAAGCTCGAAGATGAATGGCTAGATGATCTCGGTCTGACTGATAGTTCTTCTTCTTTACCCTCTAAATTAAAACAGAAGTATCATAATCTTGCAAAGGAAGGTATTATTAAATTCAATAATCATTTCAAAGATGGATATGTATATATGGGGACAGGAGACGACAAAGAAAAAAGTATTGAACAGGATTTGACGACAACTATACCCGATTTGATATCTAAATATGGATATCAAGGTCTTTACATAGAAGGCGCGAAGGGAAAGATGTCAGATGATGCGATTTATTCAGGTACAGACGCAGATGGTGAGTATTTCTTAGATGTAGAAACTTGGGAAAAAATATTCGGATCATTACCTTCTAAAGATAAAGTCGCAACTAAAGACAATAGCTTAGAGAAATTTAAGGAAGAATTTATAAATTATGCAAAACACGGTATAAGAAAAATGTCAAATATTTTAGGTGATAGATACGTCTATATAGGTAAAGGATCGAACAAAAAAAGCATTAGAGAACAATTAACAACCCATTTTCCGCATTTACATAATAATATCACAGGTAATATTGGAAAAATGTTTTCTACGGGTTCCATAAGTATGGGATATTCAGGCTCTACGCCTAATTCTGATTATGTGATGGATAAAACAGCATGGGAAAATATCTTTGGCCCTTTATCTGACATCATAACTAAAAAAGATAAAGAGTTACTTGCGAAACTGGAAGATGATACCTCTAGAAAAACATTAGAAGACTTCAAGGAACTGGGGCCGAGTATATTTCCAAAAGAACCGAGCATCGTAAACGGTAATTTTATATATACGGGGAGAGGTAAGGATGTGAAAAACCTTTTAAATTCTATAAAGAATAATAATTTAGTGTCCCTCTTGAAAATCCATTATGCGACACGTTTTAAGGACTGGGCTGTTGATCCGATTTCATATAAAGATTTAGAGGATGATTACTATACTTGTATCGCATTGAGCGATTGGAACGATTTAGTACATATACTCAAGAACTCCCAAGTAGGTGATAAGAAACCGAAACCACCAGTTTCATTTGATAGAATTAAAGAATATGGAAAAATATTATTCACTGTATCAACGGGTATACTAACTGGATCATATGTATATGTAGGTTTAGGAAAGGACTCAAAGAAATATATAACAACACTAAGTCCTAATTATAAAACAGACAAAACTTATGTGGTATACCAGTCAGAACTAACAGGAAAGCTATGCGAATGGAAACCGGTAAAAACCATGGACAGTATAGAAGATAACTATCATATTTGCGTAGACCACAAGTACTGGGAACTATATTTTAAAAATAAAGAATCTAATAAAAAAAGAGAACTACCCGAAACAATCGAATATTATAAGAAACTTGCAAAAGAAGGTAAGAAGAAATTTAATGATTCACATGTGACTAATATGAATGTTGTATATGTCGGACACGGACAAGCCGTTAAAACCGCAATAGACCATGGCATACTCCCATATGATACAGAAGATGATAAAAAAGCATATGGGAAATGGTTAACAGTGGGAAAATGGGAGCCATTAACGACTCTTTCTGATATTTCTTTTGCATATGATGTGTGGATGCTGAATCATCAATGGGTAGAATTGTTCGGTCCTATTGCAGATTTAAAAGATAAGATAGACAAGAAAAGAGTACCTGCAAGTGCCCGTGCAAAATTTAGAAAAATCGCAAAAGAATATTTAATGGCGGGTAAGTTCTATCATAATTATAAAAAACAACGTCTTATTTATATAGGCGATGGGGACATATTAAATGCTGATCCAGATATCCCTAAGATATTAACCTCTGAATATATATATGGTGCTAGTAAGGTGGATGACGATAATGAAATATATTTAATGAATGGTATGAAAGGAGATAACGGAGGTATAAATTATTTTACCACTGAAGATAAGTGGGAAGAGTTGTTTGGTCCCCTTCCAAAAATAGAGGATAGTCAATCACAGGTAGTTAGTGACGAATATAAAGAATATATGATTATGGCAGCAGAAAGCGGTTATGAATCAGATTATTTCGAACTGATAACGAAGCATGGCTATATTTTTATCGGTAATAAAGGTCAAGAATACTTGAGGGAGATTTTAAAAAGGGGGGCTAAAATATATGCTCATAATCATAGCGGTCTTAAAGTACAACCGAGTGATATGTTTCAAATTTATGATGTATTTAAATATTCACACCAGAACCTTTTCATAAAAAAACGCGACTGGATAAAAATAACCGGAGAACTTCCCCCACCAAACCTTACATTCTAATTTATAAATATCAATATGACAAAATTATTCAATGAGTATGTGTCCAACATTTTAGAGAAATGTTGGAAAGGATATAAACAAAAAGGAATGAAGAAAAAGGGAAAAAGAATTGTTCCTAATTGTATCGAAGAATATCATATAACTGGCGAGGATTTTCAGAGAAAATTATCCCTTGCGGTTTCTGGTAAAAAAATAAAACTTAAACAATGGGGATTATTCACTGAAATAGATGCAAGTCGGAATGATATTCAAGAAATCTTGAAGAATCTCAAAAAGCAGGGAATTATATCTTTTTATCAATATCCTGTGAATGATCCTGCAAAAATTCTTTTGTTTAAAAATGTTCAAGACGTAAAAAGATTATTGAGAGCCGATCCAAATGCACTGCAAGGATTTGTGAATTATTAATATGAAATTTGAAGAACTCTATAACACACTATTATTAGAAAAAGATAATAGACCAAAAATATTAAAATTAGGAATACCACAAAATGTAGCAGATTATCTACATAGTCTAAGTGATAAATATTCTTTATGGTTTGCGGATAAAATCGCACGTATGCCTGATTATCAAACTGCCCGTGATAAATTTCGTTATGTGCATAGCCTTCAGACACAAATACAAGGAATTATAGATTGGATCAGAGGGGCACAAAATATTCCAATTAACAACTTTGATTGGAATTCTGCACTCAATGCCTCCCGAGAATGGCACGAAAAACTTACCATATCCAATACGTCCCGCGAAACCAATACTATATTGAAAGAATATTCTGATGGTTATTATTGGGTAGATTTAGAGAGTTCTTCTGATACTTGTGAAAAAGGTGCAATGGGTCATTGTGCAACGACTAGTAAAGGAGATACATTATACTCTCTTCGAAAACATAATAGATCTACTAATGAAATTGAATCGTTTATAACTATTGCAGTTTCTCCCGATGAGGGAACTTGGTTTCAGTGTAAAGGAAGAAAGAACTCAAAACCAAAAGAAGAATATCACAAATATATAGTAGATATATTTGTTACTAAAAATATTTTTAAATTTAAAACTGAGTATGATTCGAGTGCCGATTTTAAACCTGAAGACTTTGTGAAGTTCTTGGAGGAAAATCCAGATATATATGATAATACCAATGAACTTATAGAGAAGGTTAATGAGGATAAAATAGGATATGAAGATTTCGAAAAAATCCTAAAACGTTATGAAGAATCTTTTAAATATATTTTTATTACTCTACACGATGACGACTATGATGATAGCAATTCTATTTATACTAGTTATTCTGCTAATATCGAAATTAAAAAGGATAGTACTGATCTCACTTTAGATTGTTTAGACGTTTCGACTAAGGCTGCAAAGGATTATTTAGGAAGAATTCTAGATGTTAATGTATCAGATGTGGATGTTCAGGAAGGTTATCAAGATAAAAACATAATAAACATATCTATAATTTTAGAGGATGTTGATAATGCTTATAGTATGGACGAAGAAGGTCTAGCATCTTTCGAGCGCCAGTGTGAATACTATGACCAGCTTAATGAAAAATTTGACTATGAAGAATTCATGTCAGAACAACTAGAAAAACTATTAACACTGGATGAATGTATAGAAAATTCATCAATCGAAATAAAGAAAGGTATAGAAAAATTATTTCCTCGAAAAGGTTATTACGAACAGACCATTAGAATAGAACAGAAATATCCTAGTTACGATTTAAATTTGGAAATAGTAACGGATAAGAACTTTTATATAGATATCGATAGAGAAGCATATAGTAGTCAATCACAGTTACGGTCTTATTATGAAGATACGATTGATATAGAAGCTATTGATAAATTTGAGTCTGCGGGCCTTAAAAAAACAAAAGACTCTGATGTATTACTACTGTATATGTTTTGGGATTTTATAAAGAGAAATGTTTTAAAACAATATTCTCAAAACATGAGAATAAGATATTTTAAGTCTCAGAAAAGATTCTATATTAGGTTTGTTTATGATTTTGATGAGGATTATGATGTTGATGAAGAATTATATCATGTAAAAAGATTCGTAGACTTTTTACCGCTTATGTCAAATGCATTTCGGAAATTTATAAATGATGTAATGAGACCGTTCATTGCAACAGTGAAACCCCTTACTATCAAAGACTTTACTTTTGAACCCGGAAACTATGACTCGGATTATGTTCATATATACTTAAATGGATACTCCGTAGGTATTGATAATAAGGCTAATATTACTGATGAAAAATTAAAAAATATAATAGCCGATAGAGCAATGAAAGGAAGTTATGCATTTCTGGACGAAAATAAAGTAAGAAAATGGTTTAATGATAATTTAGATCCTGAGCCACAATTCTCTAGTATGTTTGAACAATATGTAAAAAATTTATTATGAAATTTGAAGAACTCTATAAAATATACACGCTTTTAGAAAGTCCCAATGCGGTCGTCGATCCAAAGACGGGCAATAAAGTATATTATTATAACAATGCCCAATCTTGGAGCGGATACTTAGTACAAACGAACCTGGAAGACTCGGTATATACGGGCTATATATTACACACGGATATTGCAGGAGTTGCAGGACACGAATATTTAAATTGGATTATCAAAGACGGGGCTAATCCCGAAGACGAATACCATAAATGGTTTAAAAGGCTTAAAACAAATATTCCAATTGATGATATGCGGAGTCTTTGGATGTCAAATCCGACCATTCAGTTTCGTTTGTGGATTCCTCAAAAGGTTATGTCTTTCTGGCGACCTTGGGGAAAATATTATATTCCCGGTATAGAAAATGCATTAAAGGTTATGTTTCAAAAACCTGAAGAATATACCTATGAATTTGACGGGGCTACTGCAAACACTGAAAATGCCGATTATGCATGTTATGATTATCAGGGATTATTGTCTGGTGAACGGCTTTCTGCTTTCGATGATCGATTAGCTAAACAGAGAGAAGATGAATGGGAAGAAGATAAGAAATTACTTGCTCAAATTAAAATGGGTATGAAACCCGCTTTAAATAATAAACCCCGATCTATCTTTAATCAAGGCGAAGGGGATTAAGTATATTTTATGAATTTCCAAGAGTTATATAATTTGATACATGAATCACCTGATAATGCAGAGTTTTGGATTCCCACACAAGGTTTAAAAGATCACATTGAAGTCGATTATGAGGCTGAAGAGGCTTATACATTTATCATATTTAAGGGGCAATTATTTTATGCATACACTTCCGATTATTATCACGGAGAGATGATGCATAACATTGCTGCCTATTTTTTAGGGGATACATATCTTCCTTCCGATATATATAAGATTGGAAAAATTTCTGACAAAGATTTGGAAAATTTTCAATTAAAAGAACAGAGAATATGGAACCGGTCATCGCTATTATCTGCATATCCCGATGTTATCCAGGGTAGAAGTTGGTACGGGGATCGCGGAGGACTTATCTCTGTTTGGAATGATATTAAATATATTACCCCCGAATATGTCCAACTTATCAAACAATTCATAAAAAAGATCTACGATAAGGATCAAGTCTATCTAGAAGCTGGACATGAAAATAGTATTCTTATAGATACATTATTACATAATATAAAACCCGAAATCAAAAACAATTTCGATACCTCTGTTGTACATCTCGCCCCACCCGAAAAGAAAAGAGAAATGCTTCTAAAAATGGGAGCAAAACCAAAAATTCCCTTGGACTTAAAACAAAGACAAGCAATAATGGGGGAGAGTTCTAAACGATCTATACCAATCGATTGGGACACCTTAAATTATGAATTTTCCGAAACAGTTAACAATGAATATAAACTAACTTTCTTTAATAAGAATGGTGCAGTAGGATACATAGAATGGGATATGGACGACGGAGAAGTTAGTAAAATATATGTAGGAGATATATACCGTCGGCAAGGAGTGGGAACATATATATGGGATGTTGCACAGGAATATGCAAAAGATAACCGTTTAATACAACCCGAACATTCTTCCAAACGAACCCAAGAAGGAGATGCCTTTGCACAATCTATCGGAGGTTATATTCCGTCTCTACGAGACGATGTTGATGGCTGGAGTTCAAGATAAATATCTAAAATGAATTTCCAAGAACTATATGATATCCTAATCAATGAAGATGCAATAGAGAATATTGATATCCAAGGGGATTGGAATGATAATAAACTTCATGGCTATGATAAAGCATCAATTAAGATGATGCAAAATCCTCTACAAGCTGAACGCATCAAATCTAAATGGTCAAAACTCGAAACCCCTATCGATCTATATATCGTCAAAGGAAAAAATTTACACAAATTCTATGAATTAGGTAGAGTTGATTATTATTTTGTAAGAGATAAAATGGGATTGAATATAAATCACAATGATGACCACATCACTCTTATCTTAACTAACAACAAAGGAGATGAAAAGATTCCGTTAACTCCTTGGACAATTGCTCATAGATTCGGACATGCATTTGCAAAGGATACAGTTCAAAAACAAGGCTCTGATTATTTCTACAATCAAGTGAGAGGAACTGTGGAAAAATTATTTAAAGAGATTGCTCGTATCGTATATGGTCTTAAAACTCTAGATAGAAGAGTTTCTACTGGACCTTATTCTTCTATAATCACACCTGATAGAGAGTTGAAGAAACTCCTTGCCCAAGCATTGGGAACATTCAAATCTGCAAGAGACAACAATATAAGAAATTCAGAAGAATTTACTAACGAGCTTATTGCACAATATATTATCACCGGAAAGATAGTATTAAATTCTGAATTACCGAAAATGTTAATTCGAAAATATGCATGGGGAAAACCTCAAGGGATTAACAAACAACAAATGACCATTGAATTGCAACAAGAATTAGAGGATACTATCTATGAGTATCAAAATTCTCTGTTTTATGATATTGAATCACTTTTCACCTCGAATATCGGACACATATTTGTGATGTAATTTATTCTCAAATTTGAGATTTTCCGTACATATACGTGTACGTACAAAAAATTATAAAAAAATTTTTAAAAACGACTTTAGGGAGAATTCTATAGAATTTTAAAAGGATGTAAAAGATTTTATAAGATTTTGAAATTTAGAAATGTTTTAAAGGCTGTTGCATTTGTGGGGGGTAGGGGTCTGGGCATAGGTATCCCTATTAGGGAATTTTCCACGAGTATTAATCTATTTTAAACATTTTACCTGGGTATTCCCATTTAAGGAAGCTTCCCAGCCCTTCACAGGGTCTAAGAAGCTTCCCTACCCCAAACCACTAGGGAAATGTTCTATGCATTAGGAGTAATGCTGAAAGGTGGTAAGGGTTTGTCACCTATGATACCAGTCAATGACTTGACTGCATCTAGGATAGAATCGTAATGATGAGCATAGGCTATGGATGGGATGTTTAGGATGAACATATTTTAATCTATGCGCTCTGTATGAACCTCTAAGGGTTATGCATACTCCTTGACAAGCTTTTCGCCGTAGGCAACGGTTTCCCGGTAGGAATCTTCATCAGTCAGAAGCGTAAGGAAATCTTCCTTGTGCTTTGCAGCCATACCGAAATTCCCTACGCTCCAACGCTTGGACTTGTCAGCTTTTGACCCGCCCGCGCCGTCACCATGAGTAAAATACTCAGTGAAGCCGTTGAAGAGGTCATAGCGAGATTTCCCAGAGTTACCCATGCCTCGCACGGTAAGTGCCTTAATTTCTTCGGCTCGGTTGTAAGAACGAGTTGAAAGAGATTCAGCCCTTTCACCTACTCGACCAGAGAGGAAACCAGCAGCGGCATAGGCAGCCTCCGTAGGAGATTCGAGAGTGAGAGTCTGGAGATAATCCATATTCTCCATGATTCTCTGCCTGCCGTACAGAACACTTTGGAAGTAAGCACCAAGATTTTCGATGCTGGCGGCAGCATTTTTCGTATGGGGGACCGCGACTTTCACAGCACCGTCATAGGCACGGGACCAGCGGAAAGTGTTCATACATACCACACGAATCATGGAATCCCTCGCCTCGAACATCATCGTACCATCATGAGAGGTAAGAAAGTTCAAGTAGGAAGAAAACTTATCCCCGTTAGTGGCTTGATACTCGCCCCCGTTAAGATCTACAGAGATGTAGAACTTTTTGCAGTTGTCGAGAGTGCCGATGGTCGTAATTTTTACGCCGAGACCCGCAATAGAACGAGTCATACAATCCCAAATTTCCTTATTGGAAATAGGACGGTAGGAATCTTTCGGAGTGTGGAGTGGATGAAACGTGCGGAAATGCTCGGGCAAATCTTCGCGGTGGCGAAGGTCAGCTAAGACAGATTTGTAGTCATTCAGATGAATGATTTTCATTTCGGCCTCTCCGGCATCATTTACCGTCTCGATCTCGACAGATGGCGTACCTGTCACGATAGGAAAAAAGCAGTTTTTAGCGGTTACTTCGTTGATTTCCGCCTCATGATGCGCTTTTCCGTGCCATTCCGTTCCTGCGATTGAAACGGTATAATCCAATTCATTAATTTCGTCAGCCATAGTAGTATTTTTTGTAGTGTGGTTTGAGGTTTGACTCTGCATTTTTTCGGACTTGTCACCGGGGAAAGTTTCGTTTTGAATCTTTCCGTTGCATTAAACCTTTTTCAGCGGTCCAGCTCGACTGCTACGCAGTTTCATCGCTATTTGTTTGCAGGGACAAGAGGCTTGTCGATCTTGCGGGGACTTGTTATCCCGCTCACGTCTCTTTCCACCGCCATTCTAATACATGGCCGAACCTTTGCAAGTGATTTCTGTTCTTTTTCGATTCTTTTTCTTTTTCCCTCATAAATGCCCTTTTAAACGCCTTCACCCTCTCCCCGGTATTCCGACACTTTCCAAGCATTTAAACGCCTAGAATGGCAAGCAATCCATAAGCCTTGCCAAGTACCGGGGATTCCTCTTTTTATCATTCCTCACTTTTCTTTTTCCATTTCATTTTTTCACTTGCAAAGGTTCAAGTGCTGTTTATTATGTTCCTGCCGCCCGTTATCGTGTTTTCCCTTGGAAACGTTTTAGGCGGTCAAGCTTTGACTAACTTTGACACAGTTGGTACTGTCTTGAGTCGAAACGTTCGCAAGGGTTTTAGTTGCCTCTGGCCAGAGCGAGACAGTTTTTAGATTTAGATTCTTTTTTATTTGACAGATGGGGTTTCCTCTCCACTGTATCCATACCGAAGGACGGCACATTTTCCCCTCCCAGCCGGTCAATTCTAAGTGAACCTGGGCTCGTTTTCTTAGGGCATTTACCTAAGAACCTAAGGAGATTTCTTAGGTATTCTTAAGTAGATTCACTTAGAATTTTGACGCTGCGAGGATAGGTAATCGTCGTTGTCTGTTTTCAATCTAAACAGATTACCAATCTTGTCAATTTCTTTTTTGACAAGATTGGTTTTTCTTTTTGATTTGATTCTAGCTTGTCATCCGGTGAGCACGTCCGATCTTCTCAAAGATAACTTTGTAAGTAGGATGATTTTTGGCGATCTTCAGACAGATTCTTTTCAGTTCTCCATTATCTTGGAAGTGGGGGAGAAGAGCCTCCCGAAGTTGCAAGCCGAGTTCATGGATGGTGGCATCCTTTTTATTTGTGAATGGGACGTTGTCACTGGTGATGTACGTTGGAGTGGAACGAATGACGGGGAGTGTTGTTGCTTTTGGCATAGGACTTACAGTGTAGCGAAAGAGTGATGTTCGTCAACGAAAAAAAAAAAGAAAAAAACGTCGAAATAAAAAAAAAAGAAAAAACCCGCCCCGGTGAACTGAGACCTTTAGATAAAATAAAGACCAAAGCTTTAGACGAGATTAATTTAAACCTTTAAGATCACGATATTCTTGGTTTGACATGGTTCCAATAACAACTCCCTGCGGCTTGGGTTGAAGTTTTTTCCAATCCGTTGTTTTCATAGTATCGGCCCATGAACCTTTGAAAGATGTATCTGGTTTTTGTTTTGCCATAGGACTATGGTAGCGAGATTCAGGGAGAGTCAAGTTTTTATTGAAACATGTTCAGATTGAATTCTTTTTCAATCTGATAAATTTCACTTCTCAGTGCTTCAACCTTGTTCATTGCAGACTGGATTGCATCAGCAGAATAATCTGTTTTGAATGGAGAAAATCCATCCTCGCGGAGAATGATGACACCATCATTAACCTTTCCGAAATAAAAATCGGTTTTCATAGTTTCATAGAAACCTCCACCAAAATTGACGGAAATATTCAGAATCAGCGAGCCGTAACTGTTATTGATTTTAACAGATACATTTGAATTATTTCCAAAATTCGGAAGATTCAAGCTTTCTACAAGATCGGAAAACTTTTTACTCTTCATGCCAGTGGCGAGATAGGCTTTCCCGGTGAATGAAGAAATCGCTTCGATTACTTTCGGGGCATACTCGTTCATTATGCCGTTGACTACATTGGTTCTGGTGACTTTGAGGAGGAGAGACATGGGACTGATCTATAATGGATAAAATGAAAGTTGTAAAGTACTATTTTGCGCTCAATGCACTCAGACGTTTGATTTCATGTTTAAGAAATTCAATTCGGGTTTTTCTTCGTGCATCCCTTGCTTCGGGATAATTATTTGTGCCATCACGAAACAAAGACTTAACACGAAACAAAGACTTAACATCATCTTCTCTTTCAGGCATTGCAGCACCATGAAAATTTATTGCGAGAGTTTTAACTTCATTAGCATGTAGCCACCAAATGAATTGAAATTCAGAACTGGCATTGCAAAGGAAAGTGTTCGAATCATCTGTTTCGAATTCTTTTAAAATACGTTTCAGAGAGGTACGAGTCCAAAGACGTTTGAAGGAGGTGTTTCTCATGGGGACTGATCTATAAGGGATAAATGAAGGGTTGTAAAGTACTATTTTGCACTCATAATCAAGAAATTTCAAACGTATTTCTTTATAACCGTACACCGGGGAAGAGTCGAAAAGCATTCGATCTCGAACGTCTAATTCAAGATTTTCTTTTTTTACCAGTGTATTAGGAATCGTTACATTCGAATCCAAAAAGTTTTGTGCCATCTTTGTAATTGCACTCTGCACCCCTTCATCCATCCACAAATCTTTAAATGCAGGACTGGCATTACAGAAAAATACACATATACTATTCTCGAATTCCTCTTTCAGTTGTTTCAGAAAAGGAACAGTCCAAAAGCATTCTTCAAAGGCGGTGAGATTAAGATTCATGGGGACTGATCTAAATGAAGGGTTGTAAAGTACTATTTTGCACTCAGACGCTTGATTTCGTGTTTAAGAAATTCAGTCCGAAGTTGAATTGCTTCTTGAAAATCCAGACCATATTCATGAAACAGTGAATCGGGTATCATTTTAGCCCGAATTCCTGAAAATTCAAATGAAAGTTTTGCAATTCGTTCCCGATGTTTGGGATTTTCCCAAATGGATTTAAATTCTCTGCTGCGAAGACAGATGTAGGGGAAACCAGAGGTCGATCTTAGGTATTCTTTTAGAATACGGGTAACTGATGTTTTGGTCCAAATGCGTTCGAAAGAGGTGTTTTTCATAGTGGGGACTGATCTATAAGCGATAAAGTGAGGGCTGTCAATCAGTTATTTGAAAGTATCGATCATATTATCCAGCCATGCAAGCTGTTCTTTCTTAGTCTTTGTGATGGAAAACCCGAATTTATAAAGTTCCCATTCATCATCCGACATTTCAGAAATTTTTGTTTTGAGATTTTGCAGGCATTCAATTCTGGTGAGCTTCATTCGGGAATATATCAGCTAATGATCACCTGTCAAGACCTTTATCAAAGGAAACACAAAAACCGAATCTGATTTGATTCGGGAACTATTATTGAAATGTCTTAAGTTCTTTTCTCATATCTCTAGTATCTTTCTGTTTTAAATCTAAATTTGCCTTCCTAAATCTTTTCATTCCTTCTGTTTTCGTATGCCCCCATTCCTATCTTAGTCGGAGTCCCAATGATGCGGCAAACTAAGATTTTCGACCCACGTGCCAAAGCGCCCGTCCAATTCATGAATATTTTTAGATTCAGAAGGTTTTTCCACAGGGAGGACGAAAGCTTGAAAAGTTTCACGTCCTTTGAGGAAGGGATTTCCAAAAGGAATACAAGAAATATGTTTTCATAGATATTTCTTTCCAATATAAAAACCAATCGCAAAGCAAATAATACGAAAGATTAGAGTCTTTGATACCTGAAGGAAGTAATATTCGATAATCTGAAGACGTGTGGGAAGCATAAGGAAATATGGCGAGGGTTAAGGAAGTGTCAAGGGGAGGGGAATTTTAAAATTGTTGAAGGATTCAAATATTCACTTGAAGCGGAAGCGCGTGAGAAATATTGAAAGGGCTGATCTTATACGATTTTATACGTTTAGAAAGATTTTATTTTAATCTTCTTTTCCATCCATATCATATATAATGCAACAAGCAAATCATCTCTGCATCTTTATCAGCGATCCAATCCGCCCGCATTGCACGGAGTTGTTTTTTAAATTTCGCTAGGTTCATCGTTTTCAATAGCGGAGGTTTCGGCTTCTGTCAACTTACAATATTTTTTCAGAAAGTTTTCCATGATTTCCCGTGCATCCCCCCAAAAATTCCAAGTGTTTAATAAAGGATGAATATTCTTGAATCGTTTCAGAACATAAAAAACTTTCACTTTTGAAACGTTCGATACAATATTGAGGTGATTTTCATCAGGAACATTTGAAGAATTTTTGTATTTAGAAATGATGTCGGCAGCAATATGTTTCGCCCATGGAATCATTTCAAGCGGCTTGTGTGCAAGGGAATAATGGCTCATAGTGGGAATGTTCTATAACTGATAAACCTTTTCCTGTCAATCATTAAAGTATTCAGCACGCACAATATTGTAATCGGCAGAAATATTCAATTCTGTGAAAATCTTTGCAAATAGATCACCCGCCCATGAATTTACTGGCATTTTCTTTTTATGTTTGAAATTTTCTCGAATCTGCTGCCATGCTTGGACCATATCAGGATTTTTCATCATCGTGTACTGTGTGATGCGCTCGCGGCATACAAGGTCAAAACAAACATGGAGTGTGCGAATGGCATTCATGGTGTTCTATAATATGCAGGATCATACTTTATGCAAGCGATAAAACGAAAAACCCGCTTGAAGTCCGCAAGGGAATTTTCAAACGGGTTTTTCTACCTCCTCATACCACTCCATCAGGATATTTCCTAATGGTTCAATCCAATAGCCACCAGGGACATTACCGACATCCATAAAGGATTTGTCATCAGGTTTTCCTGATTGAATTCAATAGCAAAATTTTTATTCATATTTTTTTTATAATTATTCCAAACATATTTTATATATTTGCTCTAATATAATATATTAGACGGGGGAGGAACCCCATTTTCCTCCCCCGCACTATGCCTAACCACCTTTTCGAACGATTGCACCAAAAACTTTCAGATGTGCATGAGCTTTTTTAATTGCTTCGTCCTGTTCCTCTTCTGCGAGTTTTGCACTTGCTGCCTCCATCACAGATGGACTAAAAACATCTGGATTGGTAGTAAGTTGTATGAGTCGGGTTTCATGGATAATCTTGGATTTGAATTGTTTTTGGTGTCCCCTGCTGGATTTGAACCAACGTTTAAAATTCAGAGAATTTTCGTCCTTGACCGCTAGACGAAGGGGACAAATTTTTATGCTTTTGCCATCAGGTTTGCAGCTTTGTTAGCAAGACGGCGATGGAACTTGTTTCGGGTGTTCGGTTTAGCGAACCGGTAGTTGAAGAATTCGGCATCCAGGGTGCGAAGGGTTTTCATATCAGAGGCAGCGGCGAGACGAGAGAGGATGGACATATATTTAGGGTTGCTTGGGTTTGTTATTTCGTTCTCTTGAACGTGTTGAACTTTATCACTTATCTTGCATAGTGCAAGCGGTTTTTTCGTCTTTTTGTTCGTTGTTTATTTTTGTTCCGAAAATGTCTTCGAGTGCAGAATGAATGACGCCAGGGGGATAACCAGTTGCATTTGAAAGAAAAACAATTCCATCTTTATTTCCAGCATTTGCTGCTTCGAAATGTTCTTCTAAGATGTGATTATCTTCCTCGTATAAACGAACAAGGCACTCATCTCCGTCAATTTCAAATCGGAAATTTACAAAGTAGTTCCATTGTATTGAATCCGAATTATCTTCATCACCTTCCTCATCACCCCACGAAGCATCGTACACCCCATGCTCTCCGCGAAAGATAACGCCAGATTGAACGATTTCGATAAACTTTGCCCATGTGATTTTTCCAGGTTTCATCTGAAGAATAGATATTTGAGTGCTGCGAGTTTGAAGGATAGACTTAACAAGACTGCAAACATAGCCAGAATGGCAAGACTTGCAAGGAGTAATTTAGCTTTCATCAAATTATTACAAACTGGTGATCGCCAAAAATAAAAACTGTACTCATGAGGTTTAAATTATTTTAGGAATGAAAGGATCATCAGAATCATCGTCAGAATTCTCAGAATCAGTAGAATCATCCTGAATAGATTCATTATCTGATGAATCCAGACAATCGGGATTAGGAACTTTTAGACCTTTCTCTTCCAGATAGAGTTTAGCCTGTTCCTCACGGGAGAGAGATCTATCTTTCATATTCATCCTTTTCCGTCCGCTGAATGCAAGCCATGCTGCTTCATTCTCGCCTACTACATCAGGCTTATGTGATGTTGTAGAACGTGGCGCGGAGATCGTAGCAGAAGCGAGAGTAATGCCCCGAGACGCTAGCTGTGGCAGTAGTTGGTCCAATGCCGCCAATTGATCAGGAAGCGATTTAAAAAGAGATAGATTGATAGAGAGATTTGCAGTTGCCATGATTGTTATTGATATTAGAAGGTGAAACCCATTTCTTCGATTTTGTTTTTATATGCTTTGCCAGTCTTTGTCAATGCAAGATGACCGTTATTTTCAACTTTCATAACATTCATATTGCACGCATACGCAATAGCTTTTGTTAAAACACCCTCAAGGGCTGGCACCATTGCAGTAATTCGCATCTTGCTTACAGTAGAATTACCCAATTTTGAAATCATTTCAACTTCAGCTTTATTGAAACCGAGCGGGAACATTTCCTGCTGTCGAAGTGCTTCTAAGACAATATCGCGGCTAATGGTCGTAGTTCCTTGTGAAATACAGAGGGGGAGAATGCTATCATTTAGAAGATTTACAATAGGGCGAGCCGTTCCCCTACCACATCCAGAGATCAGTGCAAGGATTTTATCATCCTCCACAGTCAAATTGTACTTGGAAACCAAAAGTTTTGCAATTTGCAGAATTTCCTGATTATTGTAAAGAGATAGGTTGAAAGTCTGCCAGCGGCTTAGAATAGCAGGATCGACTTTTCCCGCTTGATTTGTCCCTAGGATAATCACTTTATTCGAACGATCCGGGACAAAGAAATTAGAACCAACTTGAATAGATGTTCCGATTTTAGAAGGATCACCCATCTTCATAAGAAAAGATTTCAGATAAAGATGGGAAACTTGATTAGGTTTCATTTCATGCACCTCATCAAGGAAAAGCACAAAACTAGCTTCAGACTCTAAACGAGCGAACCACTTGTCGAAATCAACTTTCAAACGAATTTCTTCTGGATTCTCCACGCGAATGAAAGGAACTTTGAGAATGCTAGCCAGTTCTCGACCATAGATTTCAGCAAGATTAGTTTTACCGAGCCCAGCTTCGCCAAGCAGCAACGGCCAAGTGAGCGCAATTTTTTCTCCTGTCTCAACCATCCTCGCGGCATTGGAGAGACTGAGGGAAAATGCACTTTTAACGTTGTTTTGACCGACGACTCCGGCGAATGCTGGATGAAAAGGGGATTCAATAGGGTTTGGCATAGGACTTATATAGTGGCGAGATTTTAGACTTTTGCAAGGGGTTTTTGTTACTTTTTTATCAATCAATAAAAGTGAGGATCATATTAAAATCGGTATCATATCGTCTTGGGTGCCCGTATTCACTAAAAAATCTATTTACTTTCAGTTATAGAAATTATAATAGATTTTAATATTTAATTAGGCTTATTGTTGATTGTTATGAATGATTAATTGTTATTAAATGAAATTTTATTAAAATCGATTTTAACAATGTACCAATAATTTCCGACAGCTTTAATTAGTTCGGTATTAAACGGCAAACGATTTGTTACATAATCGAAATAATGTTTTTCATCGCGAGCTAGTTCTTGTTCTTCTCGTAGTAAAGCTTCTTGCGGAGATAGATGAACAATTTTTTCTTTACATCCACTTAAAAAAATAATACCGGATAGTAATATGATTAAGATTTTCATTTTCGAAAAATTGATTATTTTTGTTGTTCTGGAAGAGGAGCAATCGTTACTATACCGTTAAACTGGTAACGAAATAAGAATCTTGTACCTTTGATTCGAACAACCTTCCAATCATTTGACATCGTTTCCTCGATGATCGCGCCTTCTGGTAATCCACGCATGTCGATTGTAGGTTCATCGATATGTTTTTGGGTTTGTTCTTTTGCTGATGTGTTGATCACTAAAATCCATCCAAGGACTGTGCAAAATACAACTAACAGTACTACCTTCATCATATAGCAGTCCGATTCACTATCTGGTATGTTTTTTGGCATAATATTTTAAATTGGTGAATTTTTATTTTGGTAGGAGAGACAGGATTCGAACCTGCATTGATCCTTTACGGTACTACGCATTAGAAGTGCGTTCCGATACTCTCCCGTAGAAATCTTACATAAAATAATCAACGGGATCATAGTCCAGTACAACTTCTGAGTTGTCAACAATAAGCATTGTGCCTTTGGGAAATTCTTTACAGGGGTTTGTTAATTCGACTTCCACAGAATGTGAATTAATGACCTTAATCCGTCCATTACCGTACCAGTGCCCGTCTAACTTAAAGGTAATTAGTTGATTATAGGAGAATTTCATGGTGATTTATTTCGCGGCCTCTGATGATAAGCGAGGATATTCGTATGTCAAGCGTGTTTCTTTATCTTTCCACGTTTCACGATAAGTTTTAAAAGGTGTTTCAATCTTTGCAGTTTCCCAACCATCAAATTTATATCCAAAATAAACTTCGCGGGTGATTTTCATATCTTCGTCAAAGATTTGCGCATTTAATCTCCGTCTAGTATGTTTCGAACTTCCCTGTTGGTGGAAAGAAATAACTGTTACAGGAACGTATTTAGATTCAATTAGAATCCTGTCAGGCTCTTTCATGCAAGGAGTTAAATTTATTAAAAAATACACGAAAATTGCAAAAGGAAATATAAAAATTCCGAGGATCGAAAAGAGAAATATATTATCGGTTTTCATAAAAATTCAAATTCGTGAAGGATAATCGCCGTCAACGGAAATACTCTTTTGAGAAAGTTGTACTCCGAGATTTAATAAAACATCCCGCAAAATACGAGAAATGTCATCGCCTGATTGCCAACCACGAATAAGTTGTCCTTCATCGTCATAAATTGCATAACAATCTGATTCACTATCAGTTCCTAGTGTATAGTTCTTGGGCATAACGTTTTAAATTGGTGGCTCTGGTAAGGTTCACACTTACATCATCTTTGATCATGAGTCAAAGGCTTTCTTCTCATGGTGGAAGTTTGTTGACATCGGTTTGGATTTTCACCATTCCTTTCGTTTTGGTTGTCCTCTTTAAGCTACAGAGCGAATTATTATTTAACTGAAATAGAATAGTTCAGGGTCGATTCTCTATCAAACCATCCAGTCTTTTTAATCCTCAATACTTCAACAAAAATCCTGATACGTTCTTTAATTTCAAAAGATGCGCCATAAAAGGCACTACACGGGAAACGCTATAGTGATCCTCGATGAAGTATCTATCAATAAGAACAAGTTTATTCATTTATGCTTTAATGTTGTGCTCCTTTTCGAGCTTTTCGAGACAAGCTTTCACGCCATATTTACGGCAGAAACGGTCTTTCCAATAACAATTAGAAAGCACTTCGACTTTCATGTCATCTTTGATAAGAGTCATTTTAGTTGCACCACCGTACAATTTAATACCATAATGTTCATACATACCAATTTCACACCGAAGATCAATATCAGGGACAAGCTCATCTTCATAATCTTTTCGGAAATGTTCAATTCTGATATGGTACCCCTGATCTTTGAGGGATTTCAGGGAAGCATCATTCTTTGGTGCTTTTTTCGAGACTTTTGCTTTGCGGAGTGTTGTTTGGTTCATAGTTTTAATGGTTTTGTAAGATAGAAAAGTCCTGTCAACGAACATACCAATATCATAAAATGGTTCGAATGGTTCGCGCGTTCTCATGATTATACTTTGTCGTGGTGGTCTGTCAAATGCTTTTTGAGAAATTTATTAGTTTCACGAATAGGATTATTACTTTTCATATATGCATCCAGAATTCGATCACGTTCATCGAGAATACCCTCTTTATACCAAAAATCTTTAGTAAGTTTCATGGTAATTGAAACCAAAATCACTACAGGAAGAAAAATTGCAAGAAATAGCATATATTATTTACTTCCTACGAGTTTATTCAAAAGGTCTTCAAATATAGTACCCTCAAGTCCTTCGATTGCATCAATAATAAATGACAAAAAAACTAAAGATATTGCTAACCAAGATAAAAATAACGCAAGACCTGGCATTAACCGCCATTTTGGAAGTTTGCGATATTTTACATATGCATTGTAAAATCTTACGAAGAGAATTGCCCCAACAACTCCAAAAAAATAAAAGAATAGTAAAGAGAAGAAAATGTTGATCATATATTATTTGCCTACGAGTTTATCGAAAAATCGAGAAATTTTATCCCAAATATCTGAATTAACGACGTATGAGAAAATATCAGCAAGTATATTAATAATAACAATAACTACTGCAAGCCAAGAGAACCACACCAAGTCTCCCGATAACCTCGCCCAATAGTGTTTAAAATGATTATACATTCTAATCCACATGATAGCGGGAATCATTCCAATTAGATAGTATATTACAATAGTTAGTATGAAATCGATCATGTTATTTATATTTTACAAGTTTGTCGAAGAATTGTGAAATTTTCAAATTTTTATGAATTAGATATATAACATGTACTATCACACAGACAATACCGTATAGAACTGCTAACCAAGAAAAGTATAGTGCGTTCCCTGTTATTTTATCAAATCGGGATTGTGTAAATGTATTATGTAAACGAATCCACATAGCGGCACAAAGCATTCCAACCAAATAAATTATTAGAAATTTAATGAGCATAATTTTAGTCTCCTACAATGTTATTCCATTCTTCAGGGGTTAAGTCGGGCATACCATCGTCCAAAAGTCTGACAAAGTCAACATGACTTTTATGAATATATAGCTCACCAGCACCATCTTCATCAAGATAAACATATAGACTTGTTTTAAAATCACCTAGAAAAATAGTGCCTTTTTTATATGTACGATCCTCTTCGCATCCAGGAAACCAAACAATAGTAGTTATTTCTTTATTTAGACGAATTTGCGCGTTCAGCTAAATCAAATCGTAAAACATCGCCAGTAATAGGCTTTTCTCTGAGTTGTTTCGCGGCTTCTATGAATTCAGTTAGAACATCGGGATCAATAAATGGCAAAGGTTCTTTCTTTGCATTTTCTTTTTTATTACTCACTACAATCCGGCCAGATATGGGCCAATTATGATTATTTGAACATGGTGTTCAGGATAATAGCGAGATATATTCCTTTGTCAATGCGATTCACCAGAAATATCAACAAATATTTGTTTGGTAAATTTATTGCATAGAATAGCGGTTAATACAAATAATCCGAAAACGAAAATCCAACTAATATCCATAATTTCCCATACTTTCAGAGTTAGAAGAAAAACATTCATTCCCCATGAAAAGAGTAATAAACAAAAGTATACGACAGATTTCATAAGTTTAAGATCGTTCTATCGTTGTATAATATTTAGAAGATTCTTTTCCACCAAGGAAGCGGAGGATCAGGAAGTAGCACGGCACATCTATAAGAATTTAAAAAATATTCTAATGATTCCGTGCTTGAAATCTTAAATGCGCTTTCACTATCTTGTTGCCATGCGACTTTTCCAGCATGTGCTGATAGAATCTTCACCGCAAATGTTTCATATCCATAACGAATCATCCATCGGCTTCCTACTTTGGGGATAGTTGTAGTGTTCATGAGGGATAGTAAAGGGTTAAGAGGGGTTTGTCAAGGTTTTTGTATTTTTATGAAAAACTTACAAAATACTTCGGATGATGAACTACAAGAAATAATAAATTCAAATAATTCTATTAGTGCAATTCTGCGCGCATTGGATATTAGCGAAACGTGCCCATATAACAGAAAATTACTAAAAGAGAGAATGAACAATTTAGATCTGTCGATCCATAAACAAAACAAAATACATACTAACCCATTCTCTCCGATTGTTTCTAATGCTATTCCAGATGAATTGTTTTTTTTGTAAACGAGATAGTAGAGTATCAGGAACTTCTATAAAAAATAGATTAATTCGTTATAAAGATTGGATCGAAGTCTGTTCATCTTGCGGATTAGGAGATTTATGGAATGGTACAAAACTATCACTACATGTAGATCATATCAATGGTGATGGCACTGATAATAGAATAGAAAATCTCAGATTAATATATGTTCTTGTGGAAAACATATTCATAATCGGGCAAGTCGATGTGTTGTTTGCAACGGCAAAGTTAATCAAAGAATATCATGGCCTTCAAAAGAAACTATTCAAGATGAAGTCTGGAATTATTCTATTGTCGAATATGCCAAAAAGTTAAACGTTTCCGATAATGCATTACGCAAACATTGTCAAATAAATGGAATTAAAATACCTAATGCTGCCTATTCAAGGCATTTAGTTTTAGGTAATAAAGAAGAATGCGAAAGAATCAAAAAGCTAATTCTTTCGCATTAAATGGTGCGTGTGGTAGGACTCGAACCTACAAAGGGGTTTCATCCCCATACCGAATTATGAGTTCGGGCCTTTCACCAATTCAGGTCACACACGCTTTTCTAAAATTTTTGGTACCGCACCCCGGACTCGAACCGGGAACCGATTAAGGAGCAGATTTTAAGTCTGCTGGGTTTACCATTTCCCCAGTGCGGCATTTTTCTCTTTCCTTCTAACTACTTACCAATCTATCACACTTTCTCAACCTCTGCAACCTCTTTCTTCATTTTCTGCTCTTCCTCTAAAAGTTTTTCATCAACCTTTGCAAGCACTTTCTCTTTACTCATTTTACGTTTCTTTCTTTGAGCACCTTTAATCTTTTTCTGATAATCTTGTAAAGATTTCAAATATTGTGCAAGTTCTTGTTGTTGTCCTTGAATACATTCTTGTGTATATGTGATTTGAGATTCGTAAAATAGAATATCATCATCAATCTGCCCTATGATGTATTTTTCTAATTCGATATGGGCATCACTTCTGTTTACAAAGTACACACAATAATCTTCTCGTAAATATTCACCTTCATCGCTGATATAACTTATAGAAGTCTCGTCCACATCACCGTTTGCATCAAAGGAAAGCTTAATTTTAGCGATTTTAAATCCGACAACTTTTTGTCTAGGGTGATCGACATACCAGATAATTGTTCCTATGGGATATTTTGGCGTAAAATTTAGTGTCATGGTATTATCTACTATCAAGTGTTTTCAACCTTCGCAACAGCTTTTTCAATACTCTTTAAAGAATGATAAAATATAAACGATTCGAAACGTCATCTACTCGTCTCGTAAGACTTCGGACTATTTGAATATAGAGTTAGCCAAATACTTCTCCTATATTCTCGTATTTCTTATTATTTTATCACTCTTTAAAGAATATTTTATTAAATTTAGAGAACTGTTTCATCCTGCACGTCACAGTTTTTATGTGCAAACTCTAAATTTAATAAAATACTTCAAACATTATAAATCTAGTCTGAATCCTGTTCCTCATCCAGTTGCAACCTAGAATCTTGGAGTATTTTGCAGTTCAAATTATTTCCCCGCGTCACAGCCCCAGCGTTCTGCCCACTACCTCCGCACGCATCGCACGTTCGGTAGTATGGCCCTGATTGGATTTCGACTTGCCCGCTACCCCAGCATGTGCGGCAGCGGCGTCTTGCTTCATCGGCCTTCCACTTCTCACGCATTCGATCCACGGTATGGCAGATGTCGTTTAGCTCTGAGTCCAGCAGCGTGAGGTTGTGATTCTGGCTCATGTGCTCGAACAGCACCCAAAAGGCAGAACCAGTCATGGCACCCAACCCTGCGGGCTGGTGGTCGTCGTTTGTGTTTTCAATGCTCATTCGCAGCCCTCCGGGTTGGTGCATTCGATTTTTTCCAAACGTATGCGTTCCATTTCGCGCGGTTTAATGATATAGTTCAGATAAAGTTGTCTGGATTGTTCCTCAGATATATGATAATATTCGGCACGAAGAAAGTGATGGAAATCATTATAACGTATCTTAAAAGGAACTTCAGGATGTTGGAAATTATACGTCCTGCGATTTCCAACATCGCAACAAACTTCTTCCTCCCTTACATTCCAAGTATTAATTGGATATTTATCGAGAACCTTTTTTAAGAATTCAAAGTTTCTGGCATTTCTCTCGATTATATGAGGTTGTCGTTCATAGGGGAGCTTCCACTTTTTCTTCAGTGGGTTTCTCTTTAAAGAAATTTAAAAATTTAAACATAGTTTTAATAAGTCTGTGTCGCAGAATGAGCCATTGCTTAGTTCACCGAGTTATCTCGCTCTCCCTCCATCTAAGGAGTCATTATCAAATATTTCAAATCAAGGGATTCTAGTACAAATATAAGTCCAATGCGTTCCGTTTAACCATAGTAAATCGTGATATTTTCCATTAACAGATACTACAAGTGGAGCATTCGCATCGCGAGATTGCCATCTGGTTTTGTTTATAACAGTTTTGGATATTTTATTTGTTTCTGGTAATTTTAAATTTTGGGGTTGAAACAATTCTATTGCTTCGGCTTCTGAGATCGGAAA